ACTTGATAAATCTATTGGCATATTAACTCATATAAAATTTTACAGCATCATCGTGTTTATCAAAACAAGATAACCTTTTTTCGTTATTTTCTGTATATTCAACACACCACTTTCCTTCGGTGTTTTGAAATAAATTGTGATATATTATCATACTCCTAATCTCCTTCTAAAATTTTGATATGTTTTAAATATTTCTGTAGATGTTAATACTCTATTATAAACTAATAAAAACGCAACATTACCATCCGAAAATTCACTACCTCCTGGTCCATATGAACCTATTGAAAAATTATTTGGTCCCGCAGTACCTCCGGAACCGCTCGCGTTTAAAATTCCATTTATGTAAAAATTATACGTCCCACCAATAACACCCGTACCCGCATATATTCTCCAATTGGTGTCAGAACCACCCGCACCAGAAGCTGTAATCCATCCTGCGGAGTAATAATTTGCAACACTATTATTCCAATGTCCTAACAACCAATTATTACTTAAACCTGAAACAATTCTTTCTTTTGTTGCCGCATACCGTGAACCCGCAATAACCGTAAAATTTGATGCTGATAAATTTAATGTTGATGTTGTGAATCTACCATTTGTTGCGGTTGTTACCATTGTACCACCGTTACTATTATTCCACGATGCATTCCCAACAAATGTCGCATTGTTTCCATTTCCCGTTAAATCATACCATGTGCTACCAGTACCATCATATGATGAACCATTACCAGCATCCAAAAAACATAATAATCCGTCGGTTACTAAACCTTTATAATTTAATAACCTTGCACCAAATGAATCTACAGTATTTGTACTTAAATCTAATGGCATTTTAAATTAATTCTCGTGATATTGTCCATTCATCCGTTGATAAGATGTTCAACATTTCTTGTTGTGTATGTTCAATACTTTTTGTTAATAAATTTATTATTGAGTTTGGGATTTCTCCCTCATATTTTATAAATGTTTTTGTTCCATCAATTGATTTTCTTAAAGTTTCAGAAGATGTTTCTCTAACCTCATTAAAATCAATTTTATTGATTTCATTACATTCAAAAATTACATATTTTAATTCATTCATATATTAAGACATTTTCGGTGTTGCGGTTGTTGGGTCTTCTTCTTGTAAAACAAAAGAATAAACCTTATTATTTTTATTATTATATAAGTATAATTTTTCTTCACCTTCCACTATTGTGTAATCACCAATACCATTTGATAATGATAAGTCCATAGTAAAAACAGTTTGCCATCTAAATGATGCGGTACCTAAATTTATTGAGTTATTTGTTTCAGGTCTAAATGCTCCTGTTGTTGAAACCACTCCATTAGCCTCACTATTTCCACTTGGTCTAAGATAAACAGAAGAACCCGTTGCACAAGAAATATATGTATCTGCATTCGCACTTATAATCATATATTCTGCAGAACTTGCACCCATCGAACCGTGTCTTAAACCAAAATAACTATTTGGTGATACTGGATATGCATTACCACTCATTGTACCGGTTTGTCCTGAACTTGTTGTGAATCTTGTTGCGGATATTACCCCCGTATTTGAAATTGATGCAACATTACCAGATGTTGTTGCATTTCTAAAAATCCAACCTCTATCGGTTGTATCCATCACAAAATATGTATTGTAAGTACCTGTAATTGCACCGTGATTTCCATAACCTAAACCAGTGGTATTCTTAAACATTATCATAGATGAGGTAGCATTACCACTACTATATAATGTAAGAGAACCCGCTAATGTTGTTACATCATTGTTTGCATTCACATATAATGAACCATTTATAGTTCCTCCAGCAAATGTTGGTGCGTTTGCGGTACCTACGGCTTGTCCGATTGATACGGTTACCGAACCTGTTGTTGTGTCAACACCAACACCTGTTCCCGCATTAACTGCGGTTACTTTAGCTGCGGTATATGTGGTGCCTATCGATGTACCATTCCAAGTACCGCTTGTAATCGTACCTACTGTGGTTATCGCTAATGCATTTACTCTTGCTAAAGTTTCATCACCAGTATTTGTTCCTGAAGATGTACCACTAAAATTTGTTGCACCAATTGTGCCAGTGACTGTAAGGTTACCACCACTAGTTAAAGATAATCTTCTTGCTGCATTCCATTGAATAACAAAATCAGCACCGGGAGCTGAGGCAGATCTAGTCATACCAAGTCTCCAATGATCATCATACCAACCGTACTCATGACCAGAAACTAAATCATTAGTTGTGTATGATGAAGGCATATAAGTCGTGATTTCCCTTCCTTCACTAGCCGTAACACTTATTGTTCCTGTAAACGTTTTTGTACCCGCAATACTTTGATCTCCAGTTGTATAAACACCATTTGTAACAGTACCAGCATTACCATCAATAGATACACCTGTTAAAGTTTGTGATGCGCTTGCCCGACCTAATGATATGGATGTTGTTCCAACGTGGAACGATGAGTTTGTTAATTGTGCATTACCAATTCCGGTAACTTGTGCCGACCCACTAAAAACACCAACAGCATTTAATCTCGTTAATATACCTGAAGCATAATTGGTTGTTGCAGTTAAATCAATTTGAGATGAACCTGATACCGTTCCTGTACCTGATAATATTGTCGCCGCAGATATTGTACCACCTAACGATGTTGATGTTCCAGCTATTGTTATAGATGAATTTGCTAATTTAGTATTTGTTACAGACGCATCCACTAATTGGGATGCATTAATTGTTTTATTTGTTAATGTTTGAGTTGCCGTTCTTAATACGATGTCGTCTTCTGAACCCAATGATCCCGCTATCCATTTATCATTGGTACTATCCCAAAGAAATGAACCTGACACCGTATTTGGTGCGGTTGCATCTCTCACAACCAAACCTGCGTTTGTTGCACCTGTACCATTCAATTGAATGATGTTATCTCCAATTGCTACCGTTGTTGAATTGACAATTGTTTGTGTCCCTGAAACAGTTAAATTACCTTTAACGGTAACGTCAGCACCACTCATTCCAAATGCAGTATCGAACGATGATGTGAACGATTTAAACGAACCCGTTGAAGTATGAATTGCATTTATATTAGTTGTATTAGAACTTGTATATGAATTCAAACTACTTGTTGCAGTTTGTAATGTACCTATTATGGTATTGTTACTACCTGTGTATGTGTTAAGTGAACTTATTGACCCCGTAATTCCTTCGATACTTGTCAATCTACTATTTTGAGTTGTATTTGTCGAATCGTTAGAACCTGTGTAAGTATTAAAATCTGTACGTATTGAACCACTTGCAGTTTCCAAAGAAGTTAATCTTCCTGACGCACTTGATGTGAATGTGTTTAAGGAACCTGTTGTTGTTTCAATAGAATCAATCCGATTTTTTAATCCGATTGTAGTTGTTGCAAAACTTGAGGATAAACTTCCTATGGAAGAACTTAATCCAGATGTTGTGATTGCCACAGAACCAGACAAACTTCCAATACTTGTGGATATACTTGAACTGAATGTTGAATATCCTGTTGTTCCTGTTATATCAATTTGTGATGAACCTGATGCAATACCTGATGGTTTTGATGCGATGTTATCCCAAGTTGTTTGGGTAATTGAACCGCTCAACACATATCTATCATCATATGATGATGTCAATTGTGATGAACCAGATACAATACCTGATGGTATTCCTGTTAATCCTGAATATGTAATTTGTGATGAACCTGATACTAATGATGTAACTGTTGATATGATACTACCTGTAATTGCAATACCATTACCGAATTGAACACTATTACCATCTGAAGAAACTATTTTATTTCCCGCGTAAACTGTTGTTGTTCCTTTAAGTGCAATAACACCTGTTGTTGGGTCCATTATTACATCTCCCCCACCCGAAGTTGCAAGTGTAATGTTACCATCCGCAGATTGTAATGTAATTGTATCCGAACTTGCTTCTAATATTTTAAATGACTGACCTGTGTCAGTTGTAATTTGTAATTCCTGAGCGGTGCTTCCTAATACCTTTGTTCCATCGATATATAATGATGCTGATGAAAGATATAAATCTCTAAATTGATGTGTAACACTACCTAAATCATATGCGTTATCAACTGCAGGTATAATTGAACCTGAAATTGTTTGATTGCCCTTAAATAAGTTAGATCCAGTTGTTGCATAACCTAATGTATTTAATTGTGTGGAACTACTAACAATACCTGAAGGTATTCCTGTTAAACCACTATAAATAATTTGAGATGATCCAGATATTACACCATCAACATCCAATTTACTCTTAATTGTTGTATTAATTGAGGAGGTAAATGAATTTAATGACGAAATAGAACCGGTTATACCTTCAATTGAATCAACACGATTTTTTAAATCAAGTGTTGTTGTTGCAACACTAGAACTTAATGAACCGATACTTGTAGATATTGAAGAACTTAAACTTCCTATAGAAGAACTTAATCCTGACGTGGTAGTTGCAACTGAGGAACTTAAAGAACCAATACTTGTAGATATACTAGAACTAAAGGTTGAATAACCTGTTGTTCCTGTTATATCAATTTGTGAACTACCTGAAACTAATGTGGGTACGTTAGTTAAATTATTAAAATTAATAGATCCTGTTAATGAGCTTGCATTAACTTTTCCATCAACTAATACTGACCCCGTAAATAAATGATTATCGTCTGATGTATCACCAAATTTTGTACTACCACTTTGATAAAGAACAGAAGATGTTACATAATCAGTATGAATTTCTTTAGCTGTAAGTATACCATCAATATAAACATCGGTGTTAACTCTAAAACCATTGTTTGGTGATATTGATGCACTAACACTACCACTAACTATTTTATATAATTCTAAACCCGTAACACCACTTGCTGGAATGTTATAAAGATTTGTACCATCTCCTTTGAAAGAACCAGTAAATGAACCTGTATTATAAGATGATGTAAATGAGTTAAAATTAGTCCGTATACTTCCACTTTCAGTTTCAAGTGAATCTAATCTACCATTTTGTGCGTTATTAATTGACGCAACACTTGAACTTAAACTTCCGATTGAACTAGATATTGAACTACTTAAATTATTTGTGGTTGTTGCAACACTAGAACTTAAATAATCAATTGAACTTGATAGTGATGAACTTAAACTTGTTATTGTACTTGTTAATCCAGATGTTGTTATTGCAACTGATGAAGATAATAAATCTATACTTGTAGATATACTTGAACTAAATGTTGAATATCCTGTCGTCCCTGTTAATAAAACTTGGATACTTCCAGATATAACACCATCACTATCTAATTTAGATTTTATTGTTGTATTAATAGAACTAGTAAAACTATTTAAACTTCCTGTACTAGTCTCAATATTATCTAACCTTGTATTTTGATTACTGTCTGTTGTAGCAATCGAAGAAGATAAACTTCCAATCGAACTTGATATCGAACTACTAAATGTAGAATATCCTGTTGTTCCTGTAATTAATATTTGTCCACTACCACTTACAAGATTGGAACCTATGTAATCAATACTACCAGCACTTACCGAACCACTAATTATATGTCCACCTTTTGCAACATTAACATATCCGGCAACAGGTGTTGAGAAATATATTTTAATATTATTATTATCTATCGATTCTATTTTTTGTGGAAATATAATACTTCTATTTGTATCCCAAATAGTTACGATTGGATAATCTGAACCTAAATTATGTGCTAGTGACCAAGTGGCGTTTGATGAAAAATATTGAGATAATCCGCCAGGTCCTGTACCCAACGATGCAATTACTTTACCTGTTTGATTACTTGGGAATGTGATTGTTGCATTGTCAATATCTATTGTTGTGATTTGTGATGGTAATATAACACTACCATTAGAATCAAAAACCTGAAATATTGGATATCTTTGACCTAAACTATGTTTAAATGTCCATGTTGTTGCTGGTGTTGTTTGATTTAATACCGCATATGCACCATCTGTAACTGAACTACCTCCTCCACCCGCACCGGCATTTAATGCAAATGCCGCAGTTAATGCATAAGAGGCACTTAACACATTCATTGAAGATGTTTGTGATGTTAACACAACACTTGATGTAAATGTATTAAGAGAATTAACCGAACCTGATAATGTTGTAATGGAACCTGTAATGGTATCCATTCTATTATTTAAAGATGATGATAATGTTGTTGTGCTAATGTTTAATTCTTTAACATAACCATTACCATTTGTGTCCGTAATTGATGTTGTAATTTCAACACCACCAGTTGGTATAATTTCAAATGCGTCTGAACCTGTTGCACTTAATATTGGTGAACCCGAAACAAAAATATCTTTAAAATGGGAACCAATTGATACAAACGCAGTGCCTGGTACTGACTCACTAACATTTAAACCAGTACTATCATCAAATTGTAATTTTGTAAATTGTTTGTTATATGTGTTACCCTCAACATCTGAACCTGAAATTTGAAATGGAACATTTATTAATCCAAGTGCACTACCACTAAATGCAGATGCACTTACCGAACCTGATGATAGTATATTAAAACTAGTAAATATACCTCCATTTGGTACTACTAAGTTAGAAGATTCAATTCTAACATTAGAACCACTTAAAGGTGCAATTCTATTAACACTTAATAAACCATCTATTATAACTGAACCTGTAATTTCAGTCTTAGTGTTAATTCTTAATCCATCTGTTTGTGAAATTGATGCAGTTGCACTTCCATCCACAATTTTGTTTAATTCTAATCCAGTAACACCACTTGATGGTATATTATATAGTTGACTACCGTCACCTTTAAATGATCCTGAAAAATTTGATGCTGTTACATTTCCTGTGATGAAAATTGAACCTGTATTAACCGTGTTCGTTGAGATTAACTCCTCAACTGATGGTCCGAGAGAACCTGAAACCGCCATGTAAACCTTACCGTCGGTAGTGTTTAATGCTAATTCACCTAATTGTAGGTTTGAGTTTGTTGGTTTTTGACCGGGTACACTACTCCTACGCAGTTTTACTATTTGTGCCATATGTATGGTTCTCTCCTATGTGTTTGTGGTATATACCACGATTAATTATGACCTATATAGGTCTTAACTATAAATACACAAAAATTAGGATTAAATAAATAAAAAAAGGAGGTTTTTTAGACCTCCTTTTATTTTTATGTTTTTAAATTCTATTAATATGTACCTCCGTCGATTACGGTTGAGAATTTAAGTGCTCCGTCTGCGTTTTTGTATCCTAAAATTCCATCAAGAACATCTGTCGATTCCGTTGTTGAAACATAACCTAATACGTTAGATGAATTTCTGAAAACAACTGCTGATGTTTTAGTTCCAGCATCCGCACCACCTCCAGCACTAACTGTTACATTACCTGCAATTAAAGTTGCTCCATCTGATGCGGTTACTTGGAATTTGTTAGTGTTGTAACTTAATGTTGTACCATTTTCTGTTAATAAACTATCACCAATCGTATTTGCTGAAGTTGCTTTTGGTATTGTACCACTTGTTAAACTAACTTCAGTACCCTGTGCTCCAAATGTTGTTCCAATAAATTTACTACCTGAACCATTTTGATCTGTTAATAACCAATAATCATTTTGTGAATCCCATAACATTGATGAAGAAACACCTGATGAACCTGAATCCATTACTTCAAAACCTGCATATCTCAAGAAAGGAGAATAAGCATTCATTCTAATAATGTTGTCATCAATTTCAACCGTTTGTGATTGGATTGTAACATTTGTAGATGAACCTAAAACTTCTAAGTTACCTGACACATATAAATTAGATTGTAATTGTGTATTTCCTGTTACAGTTAAAACACCATTTACAACCGCATTATCGTTAATTGTTGTTAGACCATCAATTGTTGTTGCTCCTGTTACATTTAAAGTACTTTTAAATGTTGCAGAACCTGTAACTGTTAGAGTTGAGTCTAAACTCGTAGCTCCAACTACCTCAAATGATCCAGTTACTTTACCATTTCCACCAACAAATAAGTTAGTGTTAACATATTCAGAACCAATTGTTGTTGTATCACCTGATACATTTACGTTGTTTTTAAATGTAGATGAACCTGTAACTGTTAAAGTTGAGTTAGCAGTAACCGCACCCTTTAATTCTGATGTTGATGTTACCGCCAAAGTACTATCTAATGTTGTTGCACCTTTAACGTTTAATGAACCTGAAGTTCCAACGTTACCACTTCCTTGTTGTACTGTAAAATTACCTTGTCCAACACTTAATTGTGTACCATCAAAAGTAAAGTTTGCATCATCTTCCAATAAACCATTTGCACCAACAATAACAACCCTATTATTTGTTAATTGATCATTATATATTGAACCCGTTACCTTTACTGAACCTGTTAGAACGGTATTACCATTAATGGTTGTTGGACCATATAAATCGATAGTTGCACCGTTATAGGTAACTAATTCAATATTGTTCCCACCATAATTTGCTGTAAGTGTTGAGTTTGAACCATTAGTAGTAAAGTCAGCATTTACAATTGTTGTACCACCTAATGTGGTTGCTCCTGTTACATTTAAATAACCCGGTAAATCTAAATTTGTTAACTGAATTGAGTTTAGATTTAATTGATTAACATATGCGGTTCCACTAACATATAAATCTTTCCAATATTTTGATGTCGAACCTAAATCGAATGCGTTGTTTACATCTGGTAAGATTGAAGAACTAACATCCGCACCAAATGTAACTAAATCTGTTGTTTGGTCACCAATACTAATACTACCTTTTAAAACTATATTACCATCAATTGTTGCGTTTCCTGTTAAATTTAAATTAGAACCTGAAATGTCTCCATCCACCACTACTTTTCCACCAACACTCATATCACTCGTTACTCTAACATTTGATCCTGAAATTGTAGATCCTGTGATATTTGTAACATTTGCATTACTTCCTGTTAAAGATGTGATATTACCATTTGTACTTGTAAATGTTGTTCCTGTTAAATTAGAAAAATTACCATTACTTCCCGTTAAAGATGTAATTGTAACACCTGAAATTGTATTTCCTTCAATATTACCTGTTAGATTAATGGCACTATTACCATCTTTATTTAAAATATATAAGGTTTTTGTATTTGTGGAATAGAACGGTAATCCATCCATTGTTGAACCATGAGATAGAACACTGATTGTCGGTGCGTCAGATCCTTGGTATATTTTTGATACTGGTTTATATCCACCAGCAATTGCTGTGTCACCAATGAATAGTACAGGAGCGTTTAAATCTCCTATAGAACCTGTTCCCATTACCAATTCACCAATGTTTGCAAAAACATCTTTTAGTGCTGATATCGAACCTCTTCTGTGTTTAATTATTTGTGCCATGTTTTGTCTTTACTTTGTTTTATATAAATACTTTATTTTTAATTAGAAAAACCCATCTCCACAATCAATTACGGAATTATTTGACCTATCCGCCCATGTTCCAAGATTTTGTATCGTTAAAGAGGCCGCAACAACTTGTGAATTTATTTGATTTTGTACAATACTCATAGCACCAGAAACTACTAAAGATTCTATATTTGGGTCTAATTTTTGTATTAATGTTGTTTTTCCTTCTACTGTAAGGTCTCCTTTAATTACAACCGAACCCGACATATTAAGAGAACCTGTAATATCAACAAGTGCATTGTCTTTAATATATAGACCACTACCACTTGTAAGGTATACATTACTATTATTAGCAGTTATACTTGAACTAACAAATAAAGCAGGACCTGATGTTATCTTTAAAGAACCTGTAACTTGTAAATCATTTGTTGTTGCAAAAAATGAACCTGTCGGTTTAAAAATATCATAAACTGTAGAACCTCCTCCACCGACTTGTGAAGATAATGTTCTACCAACATATTGATAAGCTGAAATTGTAACAACCTGACCCGCAGTGGGTGCAACTGCAGTTGATGTAAATTGTAAAACACCTGTTTTGTAATCAAATGCGTAGTTATTAACTGATTGTTGTGTACCGTTAACCAAAACTTTAACACCATAACCTGGTGTTGCATCTTCAGTATTTGAGTTAGCTAAAGATGATATTGAATATTTTGGTGAGATGAAATTTGTTTGTTGACTTGCATTGATTAAACTTGCTCCCACTCCTGATGTTGATCCTGTTGGTACTAAGAAAAACCAAACTTCATTGTTTGTATCAGACTTAGTCATCGTTTGTCTATAGTAATATTTCATTACTTGTTGACCATTACTAGAGTATATTGAACCGTCTTGACCAACACTATTGTAAGGTAATCCACTACTTGGGATTAAATCTTGGTCGATATAAATTTCATCAGCATTAATATCCAATACCGATGTAAACGCCTCTTGAGCATCGGTAAAAGTATCGTGTGTATACCTTCTACTTTGGAGGAACCTACCTGATTTTTTTGTACTATCTATTGCTGCCATCTACTATATAATTATTAACTAAATGTTGTTGTTATCGTCGTTATTGGTGTTGGGTCTCCTTTATATCTTACTATAACATAAACCTCATCATATGTTGCATTTACTGTAAATCCGTTAGCGGGTCTTAAAGGAATTGTATATGTTGTTGTGGCTAACGAACCTCCTATATTTCCATACAAGGCAATTGCGCTTCCAAATGGATTTGTACCATCCGTATTTGCTGATATTGAAGAAGTAATTTCGTTACTTAATGTATCTGAAGGGTCAAATAACCTTGGTGGTGTATAAATTCCACTTTTAGCAGATTCAAAAAGAAGTGCTACCGCAACTGAATTTGAAGTTGATGATGTCCAGTTTACAAGAGTTTGTCCAACATTTAAAGTCATTGAAACTTTGTTTGATGATGCACCACTACTAATTTTACGTATGTAATATTTGTAATCACTAGCAGAACTTGGATTTGCTAACCAATATCCATACGCACCACCTGGTTTAACTAAAAATCCTGGTTTAACTTGTAAATCGGTTGTACCTAAATTATATAGTCCAAATGCGGTTGACCAAGTGTCACCACTAAATGTTAGAATATTATTATTAACTTGTAATCTATAATTTTCACCTGTGAATGATTCAATCAATGTTGTTGATGAATCAGTTCCTTGTGTTCTACCATAATATGCTAAACTACCACTTGCTGCCGGTTGTCCAAATGAACCCGCAGTATGATAAGATATTGTTTGTGTGTTATATGTTGACGCCGAAGTATTTTTATTGTTAGCATTTGTTGTAACGGTAAAAGTTGTTGGTGTTGTTGAACCTGAAGCCGAAACAACGTTCGACGTTGATGGTGCCGTAAATGTATAAAGTCCATTTAATTTAACAACATCTGTTTCATATGGTATTGTACTTGTACCTCTTACAGTTACACCTGTAGAATCATAAATTGAATTTGCAGTTTGTATTGTTCCACCAGCGGTTGATGTTGTGCTCGTTCCTGAAGTTAAAGCTAAACCTGTACCACTTACAGATTGATATCCTAAGTTTGTACCTGCATGATATAACGGACTAAACGCACCTGTAATTGAAGATGAAACATTGTAAGTTCCTCCTGTTAAATAAGGTGCTCCACTCAAAGAACGTGAAACAGCAGTTAATGCTGAGTTCGCTCCATTTGCGGTTATTGTATTTGCCGGTACGTTTGTTAATATTGTTGATAATGGTGCATAAAATACTTCAGTATTATTTACAATTGGTGTAGTATATGGACTTGACCCACTCGCAATACTAATTGAACTTGATATATGATACCAACCACTTGAACTTACATCACTACTCGCACCATATAATGAAGGTGAAAATACTGATGCATATTTGCCATCTTGGTATGCCGGTGGAATAACCGCATTATTTGCAGTGTTTATTCTCGCTAATGAAACTCCACTTGTTGTACCCGCACCTGATTGTGTTATAAGTGCTTGTGAACTTGAAGTTGCTGTATCTGTCTTAGAACTATTATTTTTAAATTTAAAATTAAAAGAACCTGATACTTTAAATGATGTCGGTGTTCCACTATTCAAAGTACCTAAACCAAACAGTTGTGAATCAACAGACGATGACACTATTGTACTACCTGAAACTACACTTGTAAATGTGTGTCCGTAATTTGTTTGTGTTTGTATTGGTGATATTCCGCTAAAAATTGTAGAACCTGTTGTTGCAAATCCCTTTTCTTGTAAATAAGTAATTGTTGTGTTAGTAGAACTTTGTGGTATACTACCTGCGGTAACTGTACCTGTAGTTGTGTTTACATTATTTTTTGTGTATCCACTATATCCCTTCGTATTTGGTGAAGCGTCGGGTGCTGAAGCGGATAGTAAACCCGCCATAAATCTTAATATTTCAGATACATCTGTATTTGAATTAAAATTATTAAAATAAGAACCTTCCAAACTTGTTTGCCAATTATTTGATGTTGGGATACCAACATTTATATTAGCGGCATGTATTGATTCTGAAACCTCTAAAGCATATTTTCCAATAACCGACCCATCAGGTGAGTTTAATAATGCACCACTACCTGTTATTTGTATACTTTCATTTGTTGCGTAAAATGAACCTGTTGGTTGCCAAATATTCGTATCTTGTAAATTAGCAATTGATGCCGAAAATGACGAAGATATGTTTGATATTGATGAAGATAATGATCCTGAAAGGGAGTTAATTGATGCAGATAAAGATGAAGTTGCACTATTAAGTTCACTTATTAATATTATTTTTTCTTCACTACCTAATTGTCCCGCCTTCCAATAATCCAAAGAAGAATCCCAAAGTAAGGAACCTGAAATCGTATTAGGAGAGGTTGGGTCTTTTATTAATAAACCTCCGTTTGTTGTTGCGGTACCATTTAATTCAATGATGTTATCACCAATGGCAACTGTTGTTGAATTGATTGAGGTTGTTGTACCCTTTACTAATAAATCTCCTTTAATTGTAACATTACTTCCCGTAACCTCAATTGCTCCACTTATAGAACTTGAAAAAGTATTAAGTTCATCAATTCTATTTGAAAGGGACGACGATATAGCACCAATAGATGATGTTATAGAACTTGACACGCTACTTATTGAGCTAGATAATGAACTAGATAATGTAGTTATTCTATTATCTACAGATTCAGAAAGAGAATTGATTGAACTACTTATCGAACTTGATAATGTTAATATTCTAGTGTCAACCGAACCCGATAAACTATTAATAGATGCAGATAAAGAACCTGATAAGGTATTAATCGATGACGATAGTGAACTAGAAAGTTGACTAATTGAACCAGATAAAGAACCTGATAAGGTATTAATCGAAGATGATAATGAAGATGATAGTGTTGTAAAATCACTTTGTCTAATTAATCTTTCTTCACTTCCTAATGGGCCGGCCTTCCAATAATCTAAAGTTGTGTCCCAAAGTAAAGAACCAGAAATTGTGTTTGGATTTGTTGGGTCTTTTATTAATAGACCTCCATTTACTGCCGATGTACCATTTAATTCTATGACATTGTCACCAATAGCGACTGTTGTTGAATTAATGGCCGTTGTTGTACCCTTTACTAAAAGGTTACCCTTTACCGTTAAATTTGAACCTGTGGTTTCTAATGCGTCTTTTAATGATGCAGTGTATATGTTTATTTCTGCAGTACCTGAATCACTAATAATTTGACCCAATGTTTGACCATTAACCAATATACCGTCAGCATATAAATTCTCGGCATAAACCGCATGTAGTGCACCTGAAACCGCCCCTAAATCAATAATTGACCCCGAAGGTACGTTTGAGGTATCAATCTGGGTCCAATTTATCTGTTGTAATGCCATGTAAAAGTAAAGTCTTTTACATAAATACTTTTATTCTACTTCTTCGCATAAAAAAAGGAACATTTAGTCCCTTTTTTATTTTATATGTATTTTTTTATTATTTCAATGATTTCATCTTTACCTTTAAAATCTCGACCAGCAACAAAAACGGGACCATTTTCGTTTCCCTCAAGACCTATAAATACGGTTGGTAGAGCGTTGTGTCCGGTTTGTTTTACCACTTGATTCCAAATTTCCTCGTTTTCACTTATTTCAATTTCATTATATGGTATTTCACATGCAATTAATTCTTTTTTAAGTTCCACACAATGTCCGCAACCTTTTAAAGTGAAAACAACAATATTATTCATAATTTATAAATTATTTAAGATATCTTTATAGAATCCTTCTGGTTGTACACCTTGTGAACGATTTACTAATTTATCCCCGTCATAAATGATTACTGTTGGTACTGAACGAATTCCCATATCTAAAGCCGAGTCCATATTTTCATCCACATCTACCTTTACAAAGGTTATATTTGGGTATTGTGATTCTAAAATTTCTAATCTAGGTATTAGGGATTTACATGGTCCGCACCATTTTGCCCAATAATCTACTAAAACTTTATTTCCTTGTGATTGTAATTCTTTTACTTTATCTGATGTTACGTTTTCCATATTTTTAAAATCCTATTTTACTTTTATTAGCCGTTCTTATTAATTCAACGTCTATATTATATATATCCGCCAAACTCATTGATTCCGAAACTTCGTGGTCTTTTTCCAAATGTTTTAAAAGATTATTTGACTCATCAACCGATAACTTATTAAACTTGTGTTCAGCAATTAAACGACCTTTACGAAGTAAGGCTTGGTCAATTTTTTCTCGTTTCATGTTGAAGGTTGCGACAATCTGAATACTTAGACAATCCCCCAAGATACCATCTGTAAGGTTCAAAATATTAGAAACTCCAGCAGGTGAACCATTTCCTTCTCTATCTGATATAACCCTCTCAGCATCTTCAATAATTAAAATTGAATTCTTGTGGTCCATTAAGAATGGAATGATAGATGGTTCAGATAACATTTCCGCCATTGATGGTGGGATGAACAAAATGTCTTTTTCGGTTATCAATGAGGTTAAATGTTTAATGTATGAAGTTTTTCCTGTTCCAGGGTCACCATGTAAAAGAATTATTCCCTTACCATTTGTTTCATTTAATTTACTTACAATGACATCATGTACCTTTTTAAATTCAGAACCATAATTTAATTCCAAATCCATTGGTTGAATAAATAAATCATATTCCTCTGTGTCCAAATGGCCCATTTCACTTTTTACTAATTGGATGTTTGCTTTCTTTTTCTTTCTTTCAAAAATTTTGATTTCATCCAATTTTAATTGTTCCTCTAATTTACCATTCTTAATGTCATATACAATATCTAATTGAACCAATGGGTCTTTGTCTTTAGTAACATTACCCGTTATTCTAATCATTATTTGTTTTTCTTTATTAACAAACAAACATTGTGATGATAAATCATATCTTCTATTTGATGAGAAAATATTACATTCCTCAAAAAATCCTTCCTTTTCTAAAAAGTGTGTTTTTATAGTTGGGTCGTAACTTAAATTATTTACATATTTCGATGGTAGTTTATCAAACAATATAACATAATATTGTTCTGTTGGGACCTCACTTCCATAAACTGTATCATATAGAGGATAATTCTTTGGTAGTATTCTTGACATAGTATAATAATAAAAAAAAATTGTTAGAAAATAAAGTTAGTTAAGACATATTTTTCCATATCCTCTCATGTCGATAAAAATATTATCTTCTACGTCGTTACTTTCTTCAGGTAAATCCTCAGTTGATATTTTAATTGCAAGTATTGTTCTTCTAAGAAGTTCAAATTGTTCTTTAGTTAACATAACCTCACCATTTTGCTTAAAATTTTTTTCAGATATTTCACAAAGGTGTTTAAAGAAAACATCCTCATTTGAATCTGAAATAAAATAATCTCTAGCCTCTTGGTTAGTTTGGAAATATTTTTTTACCGTTTGTAAATAAATTAAAACTTCGGGTGGAAACTCCATTATATTTTTGCTATTTGGTTTAGTGTTAATTCAACCGCAGTATTTCTACCAAATATTTTTATTTCTATTGAGACCTTATCTCCATTTATTTCCGCAATTGTTCCTTCAAATGTATTAAACGGACCCTCAATAACTGTTACCGCTTCACCAATTATGTATTTTAATTTTTTAGAATCCACGTGTTGTTCTAATGTATCATCTTTTAAAATTCTTTTAATGTCGCTATCTCGTAATTCAATTGGGATTCTACTTCCGCCCATACCCATAATATTTGGTAATAACGATAGAGTTTTTAATTCATCCTCATTTAATTTCTTACCCGTTTCAAAATAAAGATATCCACTATAAAGAACCTTTTCTCTTATAACTTTTTTATTTTTTACAACAACCATATTTTTTTCAGTTGGACAAACAAACCTTGTAACCGGTTTCATTCTACCCAATGAAATATATTTATTAAACTCTTCAGCCAATGTTCTTTCTTTTCCTGGTAGAACTTTTACCAAGTACCAATTTGTTTCCATGTTCTAATTTTAATAATTCATTATTAAAAGTTCGGTTCCCATATTCTGTTTACCGTCTTTTTTAGCCGCCGCAGCTTTGGCGAAATCTTTTTGTTCCCATTTATATTCATCCTTAGGGAACCATTCGGATAATTTAGGGAAATCATAATATGATAAACTAAACTTACCCTCAATATTTTTAATACAATCAGCGAGTCTTGTGTGGTCATTTACATCAAAGTCGTGATTTGAGTAATAGTTTTCAGTTTTCCAATATGGTGGATCCATATAGAAATAGGTTGTTGGTGAGTCGTATTTTTCAACAACGGACTGAAAATCCATATTCTCAACAAATGTTATTTTATCAAAATGTTCACGATATTTTGGGTTCTTTAACTTATCCATAAAGATAAGAACTTTACAACGATATTTTCCTTTATAATCGGTGTAAGTAGCAGTTTCAGGTTTAGAACCTGAGAATACTTGACATAATACGTAAATGTATTTACAAGCAACTTCTAAACTATTTTCATCGGTGATTACCAATTCACTATTAAACACCTCTTGTTGGTATTGATTAAACATCTGAGCATACTCCGGAGGTGTATCTACAACCCCTAATTGTTGACATGGATAATGTGATAGGGCTTCGTGCAAAACATCATATTGTTTTGCCCATTTCATAAGATTGGCATTTAGTCTATTAAAGTCATTATAGACCACAGTTTTTAAGTTTGGGTACTTTGTTAAGTCCATATTAAAAAAGACCCAAAACATACCTGAAAATCCCTCCACATAGGTTTCAATGTCTGTTGGGATTTGTGGGACAATCCATTTACCAATTCTTGCTTTACCTCCGATGTAACTAATCATTTGTTTATTTTATATGTTATAAAGAAAATATAACTAAAAAAAATGAGAAAAAAAAACGTTAATCGTAAAAACCTGTCTTAGAGTTGAATTTTTCGTCATACACCTTGTTTTCAATTTCCCAAGGTCCTTTGTTACCATATTTGTTGGACATACGAAGAGTTTCGTTGTAATCGTAATATTTCCCTTGGTTTGGGTTTACGTTACCAATTCCATAATATAACATTTTAATTATTTGAAAATTGTTTCCGTTGGAGGTGTCAATCACGTCATTATCGTCTTCACACCACGCATGTGTATATCTTTTACCTGATAACTTACCCTGACCCGAAACTATACCATGAACCAATTTTAGATTTTTGTTTGTTGGTCCGTTCTCTATCATATACTCATAAGCAGAATCGAAACAATCCCCACCATCAGGTAGGTTAGACGTATCTAAACTCATTTCTTTCAATATATTTATTAGCTTCATGTTGATAAATAGTCTAAAATTTTATATATTGTACCATGGCATGTTCGAATTGTAAACAAAAAATACCAAACGAAACTAGAAAGGAATTAATGAAAACCTTTGAAGGGTCCTCAAAATTAGCTTTGTGGATTGTAATAGTATGGACATTTTTAGGGTTTTATGGGTTATTTACTTTAATATCTAAGTTTATATGAAAAACAATAGTTTTAAATATGCAATAGTTTTATTTGAAAATCAAAAGAAAATTAAAGTTCTTTATAAATGTATGCAGAGAAAAACTGTATATGAATATTGGAGAGAGTATAAGACTGAAAAGAAACCCCCATTTGTTAAATTACAAGGTGGTAAAAGGAGACAAGAACTTGTTTATGAATTAGGATTGTTATTACCAAATAACAGATGGTCAGATCAAGTTTGGGTTAAAGATAGTTTAGGTAGAAACCAAAAGGCAATATTAGAAGATGATAATTTAAGAATAAAAGAAATTATTCCGTATTGGGTGGAAGAGAAGGTTTATGATTATGATAATGGTAAAAGAATTCGTTATCATGAAATGATGGAACAAATATTACCAATTAACGATATTGCTCAAATTTTTACATTGAACAATAAATTGTTTGTTCAAATTGAAGATAACGTAAGATACTTTAGTTGTAAAAATTTAATTGATACAGAAAGATTATTTGAGATTGTTAAGAACGATTTACTTAACAGAAAGAGGGGAAATTTTATGTTTGTTAAAGATGTGTCTACCCAACAAAGAAAAATGTTATATGCAATGTTAATTGCGAAAGGATATAAGAAATCGGAATTATTTAGACATTATTCGTATTAAAAATAATGTTTACAACTCCCATATTGATTGTAAATGTGTCTGTTGGTGTTTCCATTACTTTTCCGTACTTTTTTTCAATGATTTTAAAAACCTTATTGAATTCTGGTTTACTCAATTCCAACACAATAGTTTGTGATTCTATTTCGGCATTGACCTTTTCTAATAGGTCTGATATAATTGCTAACTGATTTAATAAATCACCCTTTTTTTCCATAACCTAATATCTTTAATATTTTATCTATTATAGATACTTTCTTTTTTGGTTTTTCTTCGAACATTTTTCTCTTGTCCAATTTTTTTATTTCTTCAATCATCTGAATCTTGTGGTTCTGTATCTCCTTGTTGTCCTTCTTCATCTCCTTGTTCAACCACTCCATCCCCTGCTGTAATTTCTTGTCCATAATCTTCCAATAGATTTATGTCTTTTAATTTATCTAACGATTCTTTTTTAAATAGTACTTGTAATTCTTTTACCTTTTCTTGAAAAAGTTTTTGTTTTTCTTCTTCATCTTTGTTAACCTGCAAAATTTCTAACGCACATGCAAAAACAACATCGTATCCATCCTGAGTTCCTGATGATATTAATGATAATAATGTAAATTTTTCATTTTTATCTTGAACTTTTATTTTTATAGACCTATAAGGTTTACATATGTCTTCATGTCTCCAATTCAATGGCAGTTTAATATCTAAACTTACGTTACCTTCTATTTCTCTTAATGAGTGGAAATGAGGTCTTAATGATTTTATACTTTCAAACACGTTATTAAATTAAAAAATAGGTTATTATGTATGATAATGAAAACAATAGTAAAGTATCCTCAACTTTGGATAGTTTCATTTGTTCTGGATTTTCCTGTGTGAGTCTAATTACAAACGCAACAAGAAATCGTAATGAATAGATAATACTCAATACGAATAGGTATAATTTAATTTGTTCCATCATGTCTTTTCATTTCTTCAAGTACGTCCTTACGATATGTCGCAATAAGGATTTTTATTTCTTGTGCATATTTCCTTGCTCTGATAGATGCACTACGATTACCCTTATCAAATACCTTTTGGGTATCAACTGACATCTTCTCAACTAGGTCCTTGATTTTCTTTAAGGTTTCCATAATATTTCAGTTTTTAATACGAATATACGGAAAAAATTTTACTTTTTCAAGTTTTGTTCAAACAATTTGTAAATTTCTGATAACATGTCCAGTTCAGACCTGGTTTTTTTGTGTTTGAAGTCGAATAAGGTTTCAAAATATTCTTTAATTCTTACTGGTTTCTCATCTAACTTATTGAAATAGAACGCTTCCAAAAAGAAGTTCCAAAAATATTCGTAGTAATTACCCCTTTCTTTAAATAATATTTTTTCTTTACTGAAGTTATCCACAATTTTATCCCAACACCAAGTGAAGTGACTCCTTTGTGATTCCTCAAGATAGACAACATCTGAACCTAAATAGGTTTCATCAACCAAAGAATATAATGAAGTTAGGAAATCGTAAAATAGTTCGGTTTTTTCTCGACTTATATTATAAGCCTTGTACCAAACATCTATTTGATTCTTGTAATTTTCTGATGTAATAAACTCTAAATAACCTTCTCTATTTTCCATGTTCCTATTATGTCAAATATAAGGATAAAAGAAAATAAAAAGAAGAATTATTGAGTTTTTTTGTTGTAGTTAACCATATCTTTCATTTTCTTAATTTCTTCTTCAAGAATGTTAGAAAATTTTCCTTTAGACTCATTAACTGGAACTTCCTCTTTTGCGTAGAGAACTCTTTTCTTTTTATCTTCCGCCCTATTCTTAACTTGTTTTTCTATTTTCTTAGCGGTTTCTGGTGTAGGAATACTGTTACCGTCTTTATCTTTTGGTTCTTCACCTAATTTTGCACCATTACTTGGTACTACATTTGTTTTCTCTGTTGTAGGTGCATTACCCATTAATTTATCACCATCAATTGCCATCTTCAATCTTTTCTTAAATTGTTCAGATGGTTCAATATCATAATCTAAATTTTCCAAACCGGCAAAATTCTTTTTAATTTCGTCTTCTTGTTCTGGAGTGTTTTTTCTTGCTACCTTATCTCCTTTACCAATTGCTTTAGGAAATTCAGGATTATCATTACCATCGAATGATAAATAATCTTTCATTTTTTTATCAACGTCAGCTAAATGTGCGTTGTTTTCTTTACCACTTTCTTTATGTGAATTTTTAGCAGCCTCTAATCCGGGGATAGATTCGTTAACCATTTTAGTTATAAGACTAACTAATTCAGATTCCTTCAAACGTAATTTTTTCTTTTTAGATTCATACATTCCACCACCACATTCATCACAACTTCCTTCCTCATTTAACATACCACCACATTGCTCACATGCTTCTGTCTTCTCAGTAATAGATTTCATTAACATTTGAGTGAATTTTTTACCTTCTTTTGGTTCCTCTTCTTTCATGTCATTATCACCACATTGCTCACAGTACTCATCTTCACGAATTTCCTCTTCTTCCATTTGTTGCCAAGATTCCTTAACATCATATTCTTTACCACCAACAGTAAATTTTTCATCACCGTTTTCCTTAGCTTTTAATAACGCACCTGAGAATAAATTACCCTCTTTTGGTTCTTGATTTTCCATATTTGTATTTTCTTTTTCTTCTAATTGTTGACCCATTTCATCTAATTTATCAATCATATCTGAATGAGATTCATAAATCCCTTTTTCAACTATAAATTGTTTACCTGGATGGTCTTTTTTATATATATCTAAATGACTCTCCGCCTCTTCTTTAGAGTCATGAGTACTAACAGGTTCACCTTCACATGTTACATGATATACTTCTTTTTTACCCTCTTCAGATTCTGAAATAATGATTCTTCTGACTTCATCAGATATCACATTTTCAATGATTGTGTTAAGTTCTGTTATTTTCATACTAAATAAATATCTTATTTATCTCATTTAATACGATTTTTTCCATTTCTTTATATGGAATACCGTATTTTTTTGATGTTTCGGTTATTGCTTGTACTATTTCTTTATCTTCTTTAATGAATTCTAAGGCTCCAATGTCTCCTTGATTGCAATAAGGGAACTTTTTACACTTCTCCTTAATCTTAACAAAAACACCACCGGGACCTCCCCATTTTGGAAATTTCTTATCTGTTACCGCTCTACCTTTATAGATACTATCAGGACCATCTATCTTTAGTGGATTTCTACGTCCTTTGGGTGTTTTACCAAACAAAGGTACATCGTAACCTCCTGAAGATGATGCATCGGTTGCTTCACCCACTTCCTCTTGTTGTTCTTTAAGGTTTGAGTTATGGAATTTATGAATGTCTTTTTTTAATACTACGTCACTAAAAACCGGTCCTTCAAACGATCCTGAACCACCCGCTCCCATGGACTCTTTAGTTTCCGTTTTTTTACTGCATCCACACATGTTTAAAAACTCATTATAGTCAAATTTGATGTTCTCTTCTTTGAATTTTTTAATCATGTCATTTGCAACTGACAATCTATTATCCTTATTCTTAATTTTTTTAATAATATCAACAATACCATAAACCATGTCTTGTTGATTACTATCTAAATTTTTATCTATTTCTTTATTTCCCGTAACCTCTTCAGATTCATTTGTTTTTGTCTTTTTTACACAATTTGGATATCTCTTACCAAACATAGTCTTCATACCTTTTTGGGTATATCCTTTCCAACATTTCTCATTGATTTCCCTTTTTGCTTCTTCTATTTCGTTTACATCCTCTCCAATTTCACCTATGAAAACCTTAGGATTAACTCCCATTGCTGCCGCGGTACATAATCTTGTGTTTCCAGCAATAAGAATGTATCTGTCACCCATTTTTAAAATTAGAGGTCTTTCGTACTCACCTGATTTGATTGCCTTTATTAATTTCTTTGGGTTTGTCTTATTGTACATTTTTGCAATATCGTTAACCGCCTCAATGTCACCCTTTTCTATTTCGTTTGATTCTGTGTTCTCTAATTTAGGCCAAACATCATCTGTAAGTGTTTGTTCCTTCAATCCATCAAAAGAGCGTACAAGTTCCTTAACGGAGATGTCAATTTTTTCATCTCGTCTTAAATCTTGCGATATTCTTTGGAACTCGTCCATTTCACCCTCAATATCAGGTTTAATTACTTTTTCCATTATCTAACGTTCTTTAATGCAGTTTCCCAAAATGACTTTCTTTGCCATAATGTTTTAAATAACTCAACAACAACTTTAGTGGATAAATCCACTATTTTATCATCTACCTTTTTAGATCCCAATTCATCTTGAATCATTTTAACAACAATTCTATGTGCTTGGGTCGAATCCATGAAATCTTTAATCTCTTTCCTTGTGATTCTCTCTATTTCCTTCTTATCGTCGTTACTAAATGACATTATTAGTTATTGTTTCTTTGACTTATTAATGGTTCCATTGCCGTTTTAAATGTCGGTTCAAATTTTACCAATTTATCTATTACAATCATAACTTCTGAATCCAACTTCAACATGTCAGCATTTATATATAAACCACTTTCATCTCCCGAAATAAACACAAAACTAACATCGTCGTCTGTAAGTGTACCATCTAATCTAATTTGACTAGGTGAGATTGTAAAACCCGGTTCAAATTCCACGATTTGTGAAACTTGTTGTTTGAAATTATCAATAATTCCTGAGATGGATTTCTTTTGGTCATCCATTAATTTCATATCCAAATTGTCTCCTGACATTATTTTTACCTCAACGTCATTAATGACCATTAAATCATTTTTCATTGATTGAGTTGACGGTTGTTCTTCTCCCTTTGGGAATGTGGACGTATCGTTACTAATTCTTTGTTCTTGTGATTGTTCTCTAAGGGTACCTGTTTGTTTAGATTCATTAAGTTTTCTTAATGTATTTAACATATTTTTGGTACTATCGTATTCTGTCATTAGTTTCTTTTGCATTGTTGAAAAATATTCTAAAATTAAATGAAGGGTTTATATCTGTATAAATACTCGAAAAGTTGGATTTACATACAATACCCTTGAAATTCGATACATTTTCAAGATATCCGTTAGATGGGACGGTTTGTTTGAAAATATCATGTCTTTCACATAACATTTCACAAAGTTCTGAAAGTACTGATAATTGATTTTCGTTGTATTTGTCCCAAAAAAAGTAATTTCTCCAATTTCTAATGTGTGGTTCGGACCTGTATGGGTCTCCAATCCAATTATTAAGGATACCAGTGATGGTGTTTTTATTTAACCAACCCAAGTTCTCAATTGCAATTTTTATCATCTTCTTATCGTTCCTATTGTCATTAAATGTATTGGAACTATAATCGGTATCAAATAATTGATAAACCGTACCTAACTTGGTTATAATGAAGTGTGGGATGTCTTCGAACTTACCGTTCTTTCTATGTTTTATTTTATTGATAAAATCATCGACCCTCCTTTGGGTGTCGTATAGTAATATCTGTGTCTTCTTAGATTTTTTTCTATGGATGTTTAATTTCGATTCATCAATCGTTTCTATATTATAAATCGTCAACATTTAAATTAATTAATCATTAGTTATTTCATCCTCGGATTGTGGTATTATTACCACATCTTTATCCAAATCGTAAATCACTTGATTTGGGTTAGTGTCATCTTTTTCCCAATAAAGGGGTTCATTTGAATCTTTAGGAGATTCTAGTAACTTTGAGTCCTGAGGTTCCTCTTCTTCTACTACTTCTATTGATTTCGAATTTTCGGGTATCAATATTTTTTTTTTTCATCACTCTCTGTCGGTGATGTCTCTTCAATTTTACTATCAATTTCCTTATTGACTTCTTCCAATGTTTCGTTTAGTTGTTTAATATCTAAACCAAAGGTTTGTTCATCTTCGAGTGTTACGGGTAGTTCGGGAACAAATTCATTTAGTTCCTCCTCCATTGATTGTTGATTAAATTCCAAAATTGCTTCTGTCAAATAAGTGTCATCTTGGAAAATATTCTCATGATTTGGTTCTATAGTGGAAAAATTTTCATTTATTTCTTCTTCTGTTGGTTCTTCTTGTAAAATTTTCTCAATTTCTTCTTCGGTAAAAAATGGTGGTTCATCCTCTAAACCATCCATTAAAGTTTCATCCCAATCTGAAATTTCTTCATCATATTCATCTTCTTGTAATTTTAAATCCTCATCCATTTTTGTAAGTATTTCAGATTCTTTAATCATTGGATTATCAAATGGTTCGTTATATAAACCCAATTCTTCGTCATTCTTCATTATCTCCGCCAATAACTCTCCACGTCTCTTGTATTCTTCCGCCGCCCTTTTTAGTTCGTCGTTTGGTTCCGTTTGTTTTAATAACGCCTCTTCTAATATTTTTAAATCATTTTCTGATAGATGTACTCTTGTCGTTTCGTCAATAAAATCTTTTAATTCTTCAGGTTTAGATATAATTTCTTCATCCTCTTCTTTTCTTTTATTCATCATTAACTGATTAAATGCTATGACTAACGCAATTGCTAATGGGTCAAATACAATAACAATTAAGATTATAAAAAATTTAACCACTGAGTTTAATTCAACACCGAACGATTCCGCCACAAATCTAAATCCACCAACTTCTCTTTCAATACTAATGTTATTATTTTTAATCGAGTTTATTGAATCTAATGCGACATTATTTTGTCTTGTTAGTTCGTCAATTCGGTTAGAAATTGAACTGATTTCTTTATCTGCGGTACGAATCATTTGTGTAACTCTAGCGGTTGATTTATCCTTATCGATTTGTTTGGATAAATTTGATTCTTGTGAATTACGAATATTTTGTTGATTGGTTAGTTGTGTGGTGTAACGTGCTATTTCACCATCATTTTTTGTAATTTGATTTTGATAAACCGATATTTCTCTTTCTACTTGGTCAAGTTTTAGGTTTTGTTGTTGGAATGCGTTTGAAAGGTAACCAAAAATACCCGCTGAGGTTATTAACATTAAAACCACTACCGCAAATGATAAATACCATTTATTAAATCCCTTTATTTCATCCCATTTTTGTTTTAAATAAGTTGCGGTAACAAGTTTTGCAAATTCAAGTGAACCTGCCATAACCATAACTGCAATGGCTGCTCCACTAAATAAAACTCCTAATCCCGTTACTGAAAAATATGCAGCAGTACCGGCAATTAATATTGCCGATATACCTACTAAGTATTTTAACCAATTGTTATTCATGTATATTATAAATAGTTTAGGAGACCAAAACTCTCATTTCTTAACTTCTTAATGGCCTTATCACGTAATTGTCTTATACGTTCTTTAGTACAACCAAACTCTTCACCTAAATCATCTAAATTACATTCAATACCTGTCAAACCATAATATTTTTCAATAATTATCTTTTCTCTCTCATCTAAAACATTTAACATTAATGCCACTTTTTTCTTTATTTCTTCAGGGGAATTAAGAATTGCATCAGGACTTTCAGCCTCTTTATTTGGAATCATATCAATTAATTGGTCTCCCTCTTCATTAATCGTTTTATAAAGTCCAACACAATATGGTAGATTAGTTGAAATTGGTTTTTCTTCAACATCACCTCCAATGAAAAAATTATCTTCATCACTTACTTCATGTTTCTTTGCCTTTTGTGCCTCCTGAATTAAGTTTGATGGTAAACGAATTGTTCTAGCATTTTCATTTAATGATGCCATAATGGATTGTCTAACCCACCACACAGCATATGATATAAATTTTAATCCACTTGTTGGGTCAAATCTTTCAGCTGCCTTCATTAAACCAATATTACCTTCAGATATTAAATCCATAATATCCATTCCTTGGTTTTGATACATTTTTGCAACAGATATAACAAATCTTAAATTACCAACAATTAATTCCTCGTGTAATTTTGACTTTATCTCTTTGCTAATTTTTTTATCCTTTAACAAATCAAAAATTTCTTCTTGTCTTTCGTGAGAAATTACAGAAATTTTGCGAATGTCTTTGATGTACTGTTGGATTTCCTCAGTATTAGTGATAATAGATTTCTTCATAAAATGAATAATTTAATAGTGATGTGATAGTAGGATAAAGATAAGTAATTTTTTTTACTTGGCAAAATTGTCAAGGAAGTTTTTTTCCTCGGGGGTAAGACTCTCAATCCCCATTTGTTCGATTTTATCTAATAATTCGTCTAAATCCATACTTGGACTTGAGTTCTTGTCATAATCTACCCTAATCATCGTAGATGTGTCGCTTGGTTTAAAGATAAAATCCTTTACTTGTTGTGGTATGTGAGCGGTAACCAAACTATCCCTATCAAATATAAAATAAAATTTAACATTGTCATTTACTAACACTGTGTATAGATCTTGTGATATGGTCTTATAATCCTTATCAGAATCAAATATAACAATTACATTTTGGGAATTCTCTATAACAAATCTTATGGAATTAATTGTTGGTAACTCAGTTAATATCTCATTACAAAAATATTCAATATCTTCGTGGTCTTCAAACATACCAAAAATAAATAATATGAATGTTTTCATATCAAATTTAGTTTCTTTTAAACTTTAATTTCCAATAAACTCCTCCACCGATAAATGGTGTTAAACTACCGGTAGTTCCTTGGTCATCTATTCTATTTGTAACACCAACTCCCAATCTATACATATGATTGTCATCTTTATTTTTAAATAACATACTCACACCTATAATATTAACAACATTAGGTTTATCGAATTTAGCATCAATACCTAAATAAGCCTCGGTTTTTCTTGGTATTTGTGTGTAGACGGTATCTGTAACAATCATACGTTTAACATCTGCAATGAACTTTCTATTAACAATACTATTCTTAGATATGGTATCTATAAGTGTAACCGTTCCTTGATTATTTGGTAACGTTAATACTTCTTTGTGTTGTACTTTCGCAAAATGTACTTTTAATATTTCCATAGTGTCTATCGTCTGATAAACAGGAACCTCAACTCTTTTCTCTACCTCATATGGTACGGGAACTTCAACCTCCACTCCAACCTCAATCAACGAATCAACCAAAACGGTATCGTGAACAGCATAAGGTATTGAATCCACCTTTACTGTTGTTCTGTTCGGCATTATACCTTTTGGGTTAATAAATTCAATAATTGCTATTAATAATAGTAATAGAATTATTATGTTTGGTATGTTGAATATTTTTTTCATTTATTTTAATAAAAGTATGGATGTTGCAATCACCCCGACAAACGAACCAATTTTATAAAAGAAAGTTTTAGTTCTTTGTCCTTTCAATTCTTTTAATAAACTTTCAGATTTTTGTCTTTCTAAACTAAATTGTTCATCTTTTTTAGTAATAATAAATTCAAGATTAGAAATCTTTTGATCTTTAAGTGTGTCTTTTTGTTTGAATAAATTGATTTGTTGGTCTTTTAAGCCAATAATGTTATTTAATTCAACAATCTCTAACTTTGCTCCGTCATAACGAAGTAAATCTTGGTAGACTAATCTAGCAACTTTTGTTGGTATAGTAACTTTAGTAGTGTCTAATACAATAACCTTAGTTGTATCTGTTTGTGAATAACTGCTCAAGCTCAACATTACCAATAGTAGTAATAGCGTTAACTTTTTCATCTGTGTTGTTTTTAATAATAGTTATGTTTTTTGTCACGTTCTCAATATCTTTATCGACATTAACAATGTGATTATCAACTTTTTCGATTTGATTGTCGATTTCTTCGTTTGCAGTATAAACCGAATCTATCTCTTTTTGTAAGGATTCGATTTTAGCATTATATCCCGCAACGTCGGTTTTTATACCTTGATTTTGAAATATGGTATAAGCAGCTAAACAAGCAATCAAAACTAATAGGATGTTTGTTTTATCAATCTTCATATTATATGTTTTATTATAAATATGAAGAAAGGGGACTTTCGTCCCCTTTTCCTTATTTCTTTTTCTTTACTATCTCATCTATTATACCGTAGGATAATGCATCCTCGGAGGATAACCATAAATCTCTCGATGCGTCGGTTTTCACCTGTTCTGCGGTTTTCCCACAATAACCCCCTAATAATTCAAATAGGGTATTATTTAATTTCTCCCATTCTACCATTGTAATTCGAGCGTCTTGGATATTACCACCCGCACCTCCCGATGATTGGTGTAACATGGTACGTGAGAACCTTAAGGAACCACGTTTACCCTTAGTACCAGCTCCAAGTAGGACTGAACCCATTGAAGCGGCCATACCCGTGTTAATGGTACGAATATCAGAATTAATATAATCCATCACATCGACCATAGATAAACCCGACTTAACGGACCCGCCAGGACTATCAATGTGCATCGTTACATCTGTATTATCGATACTATCCAAGAACATCAATTGAGCCTGAACAATGGTTGACATGTGGTCATTTACCTCACCTGCCACCCAAATAATACGTTCCATCATTAAACGTGAGAACACGTCCATAACAGTTACATTCATTTGTCTTTCCTCTAAAATATAAGGGGTTAAACTGTCCTCTACTCTTTGGTTGTAACGAAATAAGTCTAGTGAACTTAATCCACGGTCTTTAGCGTAAAGACCAAAATTTTGATAATCTTTTGGTGTCATATATGTTTTGTTTAAGTACTACAAATATAGACAATTTATTCAGAATAAAAAAACTATATTTGTCAAATATTTATTAACATGATTAAAATGACTAATATTATTAAAGAAGGTAATTTGGAAATACCTAGTACTAATCTATTAAGATGGTTTTTACAACGTAAAAATTCCACATTTGTTATGTTTGACACGGAAACCACTGGTTTAAACGATCGTGACAGAACCGATCAAATTACTCAGTTAGCAGCAATTGCGGCCAAATTTGATTTAAGACAACTTAAATTTATTGAAATTGATAGATTTCATGAAAAGATAAAACTTAATGATTACATCAAAGATATTCTCGATAAATCCGAAGATGTTCCAGACGATAAGGATAGTCCTGAATTCCAATCACAATTGAAGGGTGCAAACGTAAAGGCTGTATTAAAATACAATCATTACGATTTAGCCAATTCAGACAATTTTGAAGATGAAAGAGAATCCTTAGAGAGATTTGATTCATTTTTAGACAAACATAGTAACGTAGTTTTAATGGCGCATAACGCACCATTTGACTTGAGTATGATTCAAGTTCATGAAATTTTTAAAACTAAAGACAGAGAAGTATTTGACACCATCAGTTTTTTCAATAAAGTATTCTTTCCAGCATTAGAATCACTATCAACTGAAAATGAACATTTTAAATCAATAAATGATAAGTTTGCGTCGAGTGCAAGAACAGGAAAAAAATCAAGTGCAATGGGTAGTCTTATTAATGGATTTTTTTCAGACCCGGCGGAGAAAGCTACATTGTTAGGTAAGTCTCACGATGCATTAGTTGATTGTGAGAATACGTTAAATGTAATTGAACGTGGCCTGAAAATTGTTTCAAGCCACATTCGTTAAGAAATTTTTGTTGTAATAAAATCTATTGAGGAGACGTTCTCTTCTTTTTTAATCATAACAATGTTATCTGACCAGTTACGTATCAAAGAATTATGTGATATAACAAGTATATGGTCAAAGTAGTTTTTAATTTTCTTAAAAAACTCTCCTACCATTTCCAAGTTCTCGTCTGCAATTTTACCGAATACCTCATCCATAACTACGATGTTAGGTTTAGGTAATGACGATATCTTTGTTAATACACTACGAAGTGCTAATGAGGATATGGTTCTTTCGTAACCAGAACCCGCATTAAGAGGTTTAACGATTCGGGTCTCAGTATCTATCATTATAAATTCAACTTCGTTCTTATCGTTTATATTCATCTCTAAAATGAAGTGACAACTATCCACTAATAAACGATACAACTCCTGATTGATTAGTGGAATCATATTCTTAAGAATAATTTTAGAAATACCATTCTTACCATAAACAGTTAAATAGATTTTAAACACCGCAGACAATTCTTCCTCTGATGTAATCTTTTTAATTAACTCTTCATTAATACCAATCTTCTCATTCATATTTGCAATGTTATTGGTATGTTTTTCAATACTGGTATTTGTTTGTCTGATGTCTCCATTCGCAGTTTCTATTTTAGTTTTAAGTGCAATGACTTCAGCATCAATCTTTTGATTTTCCTCAAGTTTCTTTTTATTACTTTCGTAATTATCTAATCTCGCCTGTTTAACATCAATCTCATGTTGTTTTTGTTCAACCTCCAATTCATAACGGGCTTTACGAAGTTTACTTCTTTCGTAAGTTTCAAATTCGGTTTTTAATATTTCAAATGATTTCTCTTGTTCTTTTAATAAATCAAATTGAATTTGATTTTCTTCCATTGATTTGATGATGTCTTCAATTTCTTTTTTAATCTTATTGATTTCATCTGTATGGTCGACCTCATCTAAAGCTCTATTACAAGTTGGACAAACGGTTCCTTCTTCAAATTTCTTTATTAATTTTTCTCTATCACCTTTTTCATATTTACATGCAACATCAATTCCTTGAAGATTGGCCATCTCACCTCTTAACTCCTTGTGTTGGTCTTCATGATAGAATTTAGAAGGTTCTATTACATTAACACTATCAACGTTGGTTTGACTTGTGTTTCGTTGTGTTGTTAAATCATTAATCTCTCTTTGTAGTAACGTCGGGTTTGTGTTAATTAGTTCTCTATCAACATCATTATTTCTCTTTAAGAAAACCTCATCTCTTTTACCTTCTAACTTTTCTAATTCCTTTTGAAATTTACCTAACTCTTTTGTTAGTCTCACAATTTCACTTTCAGAATTATCAAGACTTTCTTTATGATTGGTTATTTCTAATTCTAAAGTTACTTTGTTATATGTGTTAGATACTAACTTCTTACTCCAATCATTATAAATTTCTTTTGCAATTTCTTCCTTTGCCTTTAAACTTTCTAAACCTAAAAATTTAGTAAGTATTTGACCTCTAGCAGTTGGTTTGGATTCAATAAGTTCTTCTAAATTATAACCAGTTGTTAAAATGGTTGATAGGAAGTCTTCTTCAGTTCCAATTGCTGACGCAATAAACGATTCTGTTTCTCTTCTTTGTTCACCTGAAAGATTTTCAATTTCACCATCTTCTTTCCTCTTATAGAATTCAAGTTTATTGGTAACGGTATATTCACCTGATTTTGATTTCTTTCTTAATGTTTTTCTTTCAATGACATAATCGTCGCCATCAATTGTTATTTCACCACGAACACTAACTTCATCCTTATCTGTGAATCTATTAAAGATTTCACCATTGGTTTTAGTTTTAGTTGTTGAATTAAAGAAAAGAAACATTAATAAATCTACAGATGATGTTGACTTACCTCCAAAATTTTTAGGTGTTGATTCTATTACCGTAATACCATCGAGGCCAGTGAAGTCAATGACATTAGAATCACCAAAAGATAAAAAATTAGAAAACTCGACTCTTTTAATGAACCATTTGTTGTATCTGACTTTGTTTTCATTTAACTTATCTATCTGTGTATTAACTTTATTATCTAACCTATCAACCAATTCCCATTTAATATCAATAGAGTTGTCCTTAATGAAATCTTTCATTAATTTCTTTTGGTATTGGTGGTCCAAAATACTATCAGATGCCTCTAAAGACTCCAAACGAGTTTCATTAACATTCGCTAATGTCTTTGTAATTACTTGTACGTTCTTGGAATTGTATTTCTCCTGAAAGTATGACTTTACTCTCCTGATTTTTTCAGGTGTAAAATTCTCAGGTACATCTTGCCAAGTTACTTTTATAAATGGGTTCATTAATTTAATTGTTTGTTTCTAGCAGCTAAAATATATTCATTTAATCGTTTGTGTTTTTCGTTTTCATGATATTCATTATATTCTCTTGTGTATCGTTCATGTAGTTCTTCATATTTTTCTGTCCCAAAATTGTAAGAATAATCTGGTACAAATATATTATGTTTATTTTTAATGAACATATCGGGAACACCCACTTTAAAACATAACCAATGTTCTGGTCTACCTGCGGTAACTGTATCAGTTTCCCATAAACCTCTAATTAATTTATTTGTATCTCTAACAACTTCACTAAAATTATCTATATGCCAAAAATGCGAAAAATCTTTGTTAAATCTTGAAAAACTATTGAATTCATAATCAGGGTCGTAGTGTATATATGGTTTTCCATTTCTATCAAAACACGGAAAAGACGGATGTCCATATTTTTCTTTTCTTTCTGCCGGCACATTGAATGTCGGGTACGGTAATGTGAATTTATTAAAATTTTCACATGGTTGTTCTAAATAATGTCCACGATGTTTACCGGCCTCATCTTCATTACCTCCTCTTCTATTGGTGTGAATCAAATCAATACCCATTTTATTTGGGTTATTTTTTAAAATATACCCATGTGTTTGGTATAATGCAGGAATCGCAACTAACCTAACTGGTTTATCTTCATATGATACGGATTCGTTGGTTCCTCTGTAGTTTCCTGTTAAATGTACTGCCATTATTTGATTCTACTTTCTTCAAAAAATTCTATGATTCCGTTTATTGCCCAAACTATCCCCGCGGTAAACATACCATCGAAGAAAAGATTGATAATCCAAAGGGTATCAAAATACTTTGTTGTTATACTACCCAAAACAAGTGACATAAAAAATCCAACCCAAGTTGAAGTACACAATGTACAACTTATTAAGTCACCAAAAAACTTTGAGTGTGCTTTTATCCATATACGTTGGTTTTCAAAAATTGCTCCCCAAACAAGTATACTTGTCATTCCGTAGGCCATAAATGCCCATAATAATAATGTTCCCATGTTTTATATATTTTAGTTAATATAAGAAAATTTATTGTTAAAAACAAACTATTCGTCATATAAACTATTCAAATCACTATTCTTCATAAAAGAACCCTTGTTGAATTTATTTAATGCGTTTGTTAATTTTTCTAATTCTTCTTTTAATTTTATGTTTTCTTCACTTAATCTATCAACCTCTTTTGTGTCTACAATTTTTAATGGTACCTCAACAATAACTTCTTTGATTATTTCAATAGGGACTTCTTTTATAACTTCATTAGTAATAATTTGTGTGTCCCCCTTTACTTCTATGGGTACTTCTTTAATAACCTCTACTATTTTTTCAATTGGTACTTCTCTAATAACCTCAACAATTTTCTCGACAGGAACTTCTTTTATTATTTCAACTATCTTTTCAACCATCACCTCCTTAATAACTTCAACTATTTTTTCTTTTTCTGTTGAATTTCCAAATGGTGTTTCCCCATACTTCAACAAGGAAAATCCTTTATTGAAGGTTTCATTTGCAATTTTATTAATGTCTTTTATATTATTTAACTCACAATAAAGAAGAAATTCTTTATCCAAGGTTAACGTGTGCTTCTTCTCCATTTTCAATGTCTTTTATGTCTGATATGGTGAAATGTAGGAATGGTTGTTCGTTTGGTAAATCGTGAAATGTGTACTCATCAGTAGTAACATCGTATATACCGTATCCGTGATGTTTAACCGTTTCACCAAAATTTTGTTGAATTAAACTACCTACCATTATTGCTTTACCACCATTTGGTAATGTAAATTGTTGTCTCTTGTGGATATCTCCACATAATAATAAATCCAAATCAACAAAGTTTAATTGGTCATATGCATCTTCAAACTCATAACCTAAGTCAGTTGACAGCCCCATAATTGGTCCGTGAAATAATCCAACAGTTAATAACCCTTCTTGTTTTGTGAAATCAGGTCTTGCGTTGTGTTGATATAATGAATAAACAACCCATTGAACGCTACCATCGGTATCAATATAATCACCACTATCTTTTAGGTATGTGATGTGTTGATTGTCTAATAATTGAACGACTGGTGTTATACTATCCATACGTTGTGTATTATTCTCCAAGAAATCGTGATTACCCGGTATGATTACAACCTTACCAAAACGAGTTAACTCTTTTAAAAACCAACTCGTTAATAATAATTGTTCATTTGAGATATTAATTTTTTGATGTGCGATATCACCCGCAACAACAATTCTAATTTCGTTATGCGATATATTTTCATCTGCCCATTCTAAAAATTTTACACTTAATTCGCCCAACAGTTTTTCAAATTGATTCTTATATAAATCGTGCATTTGAATTGTACGAATGTGTAAATCAGCAATGTGTATGATTTTCTTTACCATCTTTTAATATAATTTGATAAGTCCATTGTTAAAATTGCATTGTTAATTTGTGACGGGACTTTATATTCCACAAATGTTGCATCATCTTTTAATAAAACCACCACATTACCTAACAATTTAGTATCGTTGTATTTTGTTTCTTTTAACATTTTACGTAACAACCTACCATATAATGGAAGTTGTAAATAATAATGACCTAATGCATTATCATGATAATTGTTAAATGGTGGGTACAATTTACCAGTATAATGATGTACTTCAAAGTTTTTTGGTTGATTTGTTTTCCAATCGGTAATAACAAACCCAAAATTATCTTTCTCTTTAGTTTCCATTAACCACACCTTATCAGGTTGTCCTGTGTATTGTTCTTCAGGATCACCTAATACGATTTCAGTATCTAATAATACTCCACCTCTTTCTAACATTAAATCAAGAAATTGTTTTCCCGCAATAATCATATTATCACTCTTACGTTGTTGTTCTTCGTTGATTTCGAATATCGGTTGTCTAACTTCTTTGTAATTATCAAACCTACCAATCAAATCGGATTCCAATTCAAAGTGAACTCTACTACCCATGTTGGTTGATAGGTCACCTGCTTGTTTCCATTCCGCGAGTAATTGTGCTTGACCTTCGGGGTCTCCTTTTGACATACGAAGTGCCATACCTTCAGCATCAAATGGTTTATGAAATTTCTTTATGATTTTAGAAACTGAAGGAAAATTCTTTTTAACAACACCGTCAACATCTTTCATGTGATAGATATGTTGTTCTTCTATGAATGTTAATTCTAATTCTTGTCTTTTCTTTTCTAATAAGTCGTTAATCTCTAATGAGATGTCTTTTAAATTCATTAATCTAGTTGTTTTATTTTATAATTTTCTAATTTTCCTTGTAAGTCGGCAATATCTTTATCACCCTCTAATTTAATTGCAAAAACCCTACCCATTAATTTACCACAATTTAATTTATGATATAATCTTTCGGCATCATTCCAAGCATCTGGATCAAGAACAATAATTATTTTACCTTTAACCTTTTCATATAGAGTGTGAAATAAATGCTCACTCATAAATTTTCCTAACAATGGAATTGCGTTAGGTATGAATATACTATCAAATGCACCCTCCACAATGTATATTGTTTCATTCCAATCAACCAAGTACTCGTTGAATATGATGAGTTCCTTTTGTGCCTCAGGATTCTTATATTTCATCTTTGTTCTATTCAAATAAGAACGTGCAATAAAATAATTAATTCTCCTTTCACAATCATACGATGGGATGATAATTCTATTTTCGTAGATACCTCTATAACAAAAACCAATGTTGTACATCTGTACCATTAAGTCAGTTATGTTTCTACTTTTTATATAGTTGTATGCTTGTTTATAATATGGTGTCATTTTAAGACCCTCACTCGCTTCTTTAAATGGTATGAAGTCTTGAGGTAGTTTTACTGTCTTATAAACACGTTTACTAAAATCTTCACCTTCGTCAGGTTTCAATAATAGATAATTTTTTAATTGTTTTGGATTACCGAATTTTTTAACCAATTTAAAAATTGATCCGTGAGTTTCGTGTGATTCGGCACACACCCAACATTTAAAAACATTGTATTTGTAGTTGACCTCTAAATTTCCTTTTCCGTCACCGTGGTCCAATCCTTTTATGTCATATGAACACACTGGACAATCAAAAGACATCTGTCCTTTATAATCATTATGCATGTTAGAGTCACCCAAAATATCTTCGAGAATTTCAATAACAGGAGAATAGTCAACTTCTTGATTTACCATACTATAGAAATATATGTAAAAAAATTGATAAAAAAAAATCCCCCGGAACACCACCTCCGAGGGAAACCAACCAAAAGTGTATTTCTACACTTCCCGTCTTCTTTTATAAATATATGATAAACAAACCGTAAAGTAAAATGTTAGTTGCCGGATTTTTCTAATCTATTCATGTTAACATAACCAATCACACAAGTTGCGGCATCAGCCATATCGTAATTTTCTTTTTTAAGATTACCTGTTTTACCATATAACCAATTAACATCAGGACATACTGCATTTACATGTTCCCAAATTACATGTTTCTTATCTATGTCTCTTGGGTAACCACCAAATAAAACATTACGACCTTTGTCATTTGCCCCAACTAAATCAGGGAATGCAAATTTTCTTGAATTATATGTCGAAATAAATGTTGGTAAAATTCCCAATACATCATAACATGACTTGAGAATCAATGTGTTATATCTTAATAAGGTTCCAATTGTATACACATTATTCGATTGTAATAATGGTTCCTCAATTATGACACGGGTAATACCAACATCTTTATATCCTAATAAATGTTTTTTAAACGCTTCCGCCTTTAAGATTAATTCTTCAATCTTATCTTCAGGTTGAGGTTTAATTTTTGGGGAAAAATGTGTTAATTCTAATAATTTAGACCCTGTCATATCGAACAGTGCCCACCCAATTGTCTTGGTCGAAATATCGAGTCCTAAGATTTTTGGCTTGTTTTTTAATTTTACATCTATACTCATATAACAATATATAATGAATATTTTTAGAAATGTAAAGCCTTAGAAATCAAGTTTTACATTAAACACTTGAATAGCGTCTCTTTTTGTGGGTGCACTAAACTTACCCGTAACCATCGTTTCTTTATTTGAATTTAATAAAGCAACTTCTGTAATATATTTATATCCAGATTTTTCAGTACCGTCTGGATTATATTTTGTTGGATTTTGAGATGTTTCGAATTTACCAGCGGGTAAATTAATAACGAAATTCATTACTTGAACATCCGTCCCAATTACAGTACTTACGGTCCCTTCCGTATATGTTCTTTCTTTTCCAAAATTAGTTAAAGAAGATGTGTATTGTGTTGTTCCACTTAAAGTAATTTTACTTTGATTGATTGTAAATGTGTGTCCGTTTTGTAAATCTGTTATACTACTTAATTCTCCTGTGAAATTTATTGAGTTCCAATCATTTGGGAGTGGTTGCTCTCCGTTATCTGTAAATTGATACAGTATGTGAATTTGTGTTGCATTATAACCACTATTTAAATGTTTAAATCCCCCACTATTAAATTTAACAGTAACATTCTCATCATTAGTTGTACCCGTTACTTTCATAAAATAACTACAAGGTAAATCTCCTGACACTGTACCTCCACTTAAAACATATGTTACCCATAACGTTTGACCTGTTGTTAAACCTGTAATTGGGTTATCATTTGTAATATAACTACTAACTTTTGGTGCTGTTAGAGTATAATTTCTGGTAGAACCTGTATCTAAAACCGCAACAATTTCTTGATCATCAAATACTATAATTTTTTGATTAAAGAAAATTTTACCGACACTATATTCATTAACGTCTAATAAATCAACATAATCAAGTTGGAAGTCTGAATTATATTCACTTGTTACTGATTTTGTTTTTCCCGTACTCATATGAAATATTGTACCTGTGGAATTATCACTTAATCTATGATACATTAAATTTGGTATTGTAACTTCAAAAAAATCAACATCTTTTTTATTACTAGGATTTTTAGTTGTATCATATATTGGAGTACCACTATAGTTACTAATATAGTCATCATATTTAAAAAACTTATACGGATCAACTGTAGTACCACTTTCTGAATAATGTAAAATTGCAATTGAATTTTGTTCTTCAGGTAATATTTCAACCTCTTCTAACATTGTGTTTCTTATTGTTGTACCTGTTATTGTTCCTCCCGAATAGTTAACAAAAGTTTGACCTGTTGAAGATGTGTATCCTAAATAACTTTTAACACCACTATAAACATTGCTTTGATAGTCTTTTAATGCTATTGTATCACTAACACCTAATGGTTTATTTTCCCAAACTGTGTTTAATGTCCATCCACTATTCGCTGTGATTATATTTCTACATTGTTGATTTTCATCATCTGGACTTTCAACGGGGATACCATAAATTGTGGAACCGGTTGCTGAATATAAAAATGGGTACTTAACATGTGTATTTTTATCAAGTGGTGCGAATACTCGTTGACTTGTAAGACCGCTTAAATTATAATTATATTCAGAATCACCTATAGAAAAATAACTAATTAAGAAATCACCTTTGGCAATGGCATTTCTACCTGCCTTAGTTAATCTTGCTGAAACTGTGGGTGTAAACCCTGTATTTAAGAAACTCATATTTTATAAATATTATTTGTAATTGTTTTATTTTTATCAACCTCCTGGAAGTGGGTCACCTCCTCCACCGCCGCCAACCACACATTCGGCGGTGTCTGTGTTTTGAATTGTTCCATCATTACTAAATATTCTTTGATGTGACCCATTTTGGTCGTTAAAAAACCATTCGCCTTGCATAGCTAATCCCGCATCTTCCCATTCTGTTGGGGTGGTTCCATTTAAAAAATATTTATAAGTACCATTTAGTACAAACGATTGGTACGGGCTAGTTAATGATTTGGCATTGGCACATGTTAAATAATAAAGATCGGACATTTGCCAACATGTTGAATTATTACCTGTTACAACTGCATTCGTCGTATTATATGTTGATGAACATGGATTATTATCAATTTTTAGTTGATATTGAATCCCTGTTGAGCAATATGGTGAACCCGAATCAATCCAATTAGCTGAGGTACTTGGTGCTGAGGTTAACATTGAATCTATTGATGTAAATGTTTGGGCTCCGCTTGTTCCGTTACTAAATTGATTTCCCGTAAAGTTTGAATTTGTATTTTCATATATATCGTATTGGTAAACAGTACCACTATTACATTCCCATCTTGCCCCACGAGATGTTAAATAAGTAGGTGCTGTTGATACTGGTGTTTGTGTTGGTGTTGGTGTCATTGATAATGATGGTACAGGTGTGTCACATGGAGTCCAGTCTTGTATAATTCCACTACTATTAATTGATGCTACCATTGTAAAGTTACCTGAAGTTCCTTGTATTTTAATTGCATACCATTTACCCGCACCATTAGGTGTTGTACCATCGGTTGTTACATTACCAGTGTATAATTGATATGTTATTCCTGATGTGATACTTGTTTCATTTACATAAAGGTTACCACTATTTAATTGGGTATATCCAAGATTTAAGGCTAGTTGTTGTTCGTTTACGCCACATACTTCCGACTTAATTGTTGTTAAATCAACCGTATCTCTTGTCCACGCAGTAACATATGCGGTTCTATTTTCAGGTGGTGGTGTTGGGTCAGTACAGCCTGTGTAGGTTGTTTTCTGAATATTTCCATTATACGTGTTTGGTACTTCTCTTTGTGTTGTATATGAACCTGTATATGTAAATTTAACACTATCACTTGGTCTTACATATCGTTGTCCAATACCTAAATTAGGAATAATAGTTGTAAATGCATATTCCGTACCAGGTGAGCACTCAGACAATTCATAATATGTAATTAAAATTGTTGGTGTTGGAGTTGTAGTTGGCGTTGGCGTTTGGCTTTGTGTGGCCGCTGGCGTGGCTGCAGGTGTTGATGTTGGCGTTTGGGTTTGTGTAGCCGCAGGTGTTGCCGTTGGCGTTTGTGTTGGCGTTTGGCTTTGTGTAGCGGCTGGTGTTGCTGTTGCCGTTGGTGTTGCCGTTGGTGTTGCCGTTATAGTGGCTGTTGGTGTTGCCGTTATAGTAGCTGTTGGTGTAACCGTTAGAGTAGGTGTAGGTGTTGGTGTTTTAGTTTGCGTTGGTGTCGGTGTTTGAGTTTTGGTTTGTGTTGGTGTAGGTGTGGGTGTTAACGGCATTATATCATCACATTGGTAATCTAAACCGTCTCTTGAATTGTCATTAGGTATTGCATATCTTGGTCTAGGATATGTGTGTTTTGATCTATTAAATAAATTATTTTCAGTTAAATTTCCTCCTGTCCATAAAGTCGTTGCTGGAATAAATTGTTCAATAATTTTCATCCAATTAGGACTCATTTTAGTTATGAACGCATTTAAATCAACATCAGTATAAGGAGTAAAATTTGTATTCTTTACATATTCATTATAAACCTGTTCTAATGTAAAGTATGATTTATTATATTTTGATTCACTTGTAGAAATAAAACCATTTAAAACTTCTTTAGTAAATTCTTCGAATGTTACACCTGACGTATATTGTGGTGTAATTCCCCCGATTGAAATTTCTAAATTTCTTGATTGTCTATAAATGTCATATTCGATGCATTGCGCGGAAGATAAATAAACCCCAATATTCTTTCTATTAAGAATTAATTTAGAATCGTATTCGTCATCACTAACACTTATTTTTAAATTGTCTATTTTAGGTTCTAATTCAAAACCATATTCTAATCCAGGTAAAATTCTAAAATAATTAAAATAATCCTCACCGTATGTATAATCTTTAGGTTTAGTTTTTATAGTTTTAGTTCTTCCTGTTAATTGGAAAACTCCATTGATAGTTGTACCACTAGATGTACTTTCATCTAAAACATCTGAAGACCTATGACTTAATGTTAAATCATACCAACCTGAACCCTTTTGGAAAAATATATCATCTTTTTCGTTTGTTATTTTTCTAGGTAATCCATCAGTATCGACTGGATATTCATCTCTTGTTAAATTAGTTGTTCCCGTTATTGTATTTTCAGTAAATCCTGTTCCATTATAACCCGTAATAACAAATTCGGTTTTTGTACCTTGTATTAAATTATAAACGTCATTTTGTACGTTATCATTTAATTTAGATTTTACTTTATAAACGTATTCGTTTATTTTAATCATTGGTTCGGGTGCTCCTAAAAATCTTAAAAAGAATTCGATTGAGTTCCTTGTACCTTTTGATTTATAAATGTGTGAAAGATTAACTAATAATCTTCTATAAAATTCATGTTCAGATTCAATTAAGTTTTTACCAATTGACTGTCCACCATATACACTATCTTGTCTTGTGTATAAAGTATCTTCTATATTTTGTTCATTGAATAAATTATGTGAATCTAACCCTAAATTATCTGATAAGTTTTTTAATAGTAAATCTGGAACGTTATTAATACCATCATATGTAACATTTCTCATGTTAGCGATGTTATCAATATATTTCTTTACCCTATCAAAACTTTGTCCATATAATTGAAATATTGTTTCTCCCTTTTTGTCATTTGTGTCGAATTCAAATAACTGTGGTGCTGCTAAAAATCTAACAACTAAGTTAGATTTATAATCATCTATCTCGTCAGCTAAATCACTTAATTTTGAAATGTAATCATCAAAATCTAAACCTACAGTTTGTAAGTTCCATCCATCTAACGCTAACGGCCAATTAACTTCAACAGTAATAATATCTGTTGTTCCTCCATCAGAACTATCTCTTGGTACTTTAAAACTTGCCTCGTATTTTGGATTGGTTTCTCTATTAAGTAAAAGTTCTTCTAAGTCATCTAAATTATTAAAGAACTCTTCAGTTACCCCATTATTGGGTCTAATTAAAAAACTATTTGTAGTTCCTGTAACTCCACTAAATGGATTACCTGAAACCTTTAAAGTAATATTTGTAGTACTTGTTGGTTCGGAATATGATAATATATCATAAGTTGTTCCACTATAATCTACAACGTATTTTTTATATGTGGAATAAAAATTTCTAAAATTGTTACTTGTCTCACTAATCGTTAAACTTTGTGGTTCGTTAATAACAATATCAAATGGATTATATAAACTTGATTTTTCTATCTCAAACTGTGTTGTTTTTGATATTGTATCGTATGTGATGTTCTGTGCAGTATAATCTGAAATTCTAACAGGTATTGTACCATCAACATAAAGAGCTGCTGGAAACTTTTTTACAATTCTTGAAATTGATACGTTTAATCTTTGTTTTAATGAACCGAATAAAGATTTACCGGCATCGTCAGTACTACCTTTGAATTTAATACTTTCTTTTTTCTCTGCAACACCGTCTTGTGTAGTTACAGCAGTTGTCTCTTCTTTTAATGAATCTAACGTTAAGAAATCCGAAAATGGTGACGTTTTAAAATTTTTACTATCTCTTTGTGGGATAATTTTATCTAACGCAAAATTGGTATTGGTTAATTGACTGCTACCGTCGGTAATTTGTACACCGACTAAACTATCACTAAACGTTTGTAATCCATTCGCCGCTTGGCTTGGTACCTTTGTAAATTTTGCCATTATTCGGTAATGTTGTCAAAGTCTAAACTTTCATCAATGATTTCTCTCTCTTCTCTAACCTCATACATTGTTTCATTGAATTCGTCTTTAACTTCAAACAAGTTATATTGTTTGTATATTGCGTTATTGTTATTATTATCATAGATGGTGTAGATACCCGGAGTAATCGCCTTCGTTTGATTACCGTAAAGAGCGTGAGCCAATGTACTTGCATCGTGTTCTACCATTTCTATTTCAAGTGTAGTTGGGTTAAAAAATGTATTTGTTAAAATAATGTTTTGTCCTGGTTGTCCAATAAATGGAACCACGTTTGGTCTACTTGATGGTGATGACGATGGTGTTATTGTTAAAAAAACCAAATTTGATGTTTGGTCTGTATATTGATAACGTATTGCTTTGTCCGTTGAATTAGACAAATTTGACACTATTGGTTGACAATAAAATGAAGATGTAACAACTCTATAAAAGTTTGGTATTTTTTGAAAAGTACCATTTGTATTAATATACTCAATTCTATATCCAACTAAACCTTGTGGTGTAAATCTATTTCTATATGCAGCAGGTACGTTATTTAAATCAATAACTAAACCCCTTACAGATGGTAATGACGCTAAAACTCCACAATCTGTAATTGATGTTCTAATTTGTTTTGGTCTAAGATGTAATGTGTAAACACCAAGTTCTGAGAATTTCTCAGATGTTAACTTCAAATTGTATAAACCTCCCAAGATTTCATTTCCTTGTACATTAGAATCGTCAACAGTATTCTGATTATGATATACCGGTGTTAAAACGTCCTCAGCATTTAATCTTGTCAAGGTAATTGGTGCTGTGGTTGTTCTACCAGAAGTATAATGATATAAAATCTCAACATCTTCTGGTGATACATCTGCGGGTCTTACAATACCATAACTTCCTACTGCCATATCTTTTTATTTATAAATATAATTTTTATTGTTTTTTCACTTTAAAATACCCACCACTATACACACTTAGTTCTCCCATGTTATCAACTTCACCTAATCTTAGGTTCACTTCCATCACTCCTTGTTTACCTCTTTCAACAAAAACATCAGAATAAACGGTTGGTTGTTCCACAAATCCCAAGAAATGTTCGTTTCTCGTTAATATAGAGTCATATATCGTTTCTTTAGTAAATCCCGAAGTATTTCCTGTTATCATCGTATAACCGTCCTCATAGTCCCTATAATAAAGATGTTGTGAACCCATTGTTTGCCCCGTATATGTAAATGTATAATCTTTGTATTTTAACCCTTCATTTGTTGTACCCGTAGTTACTCCAACATATTCGGTTGACCCATATTTTCTTTTTTCTTCAATTCTACTTCCACCAACCGCTAAAAACGTTGTTCCGGTATAACCTGTAATTACACTTATTACCGTCCCGTTTGTTGTATAACCCGTAGTGGTACCAGATGGTAAATGTTGTTCATATGGATATGGTGTGATTGGTGACTGTCCCAAAGTGGTATTATCGTGTTGATAATAACCCGAATCTCTAAAATCTAAAAAACTTTGTGTTACCGAATCGATAGATGAATACGTACCATCTTCCAAAAGGAATGATGGGATAACGAATGACATTGTTGCAAAACTACCGAAATTTGACATAATTTAAATTGTACACTAGTAAATATCTTTACTATGTATTTGGTACAATATAAACAATTAATTACTTTTAATAAATGAATTATTCTACGAACCAATAAAAATTAACATCTCTTGATAATCCTGATGGGGTATATGTCAATCTATACGCTGAGGTGTTAATTGACTGGTCTGGTGTATAAGTACTTCTTGTCATCCCGAACATTTGTAAAGTTGTAGACCCTATAATACGAGCACCTAAAGTACCAGCTAAAAAAGCTCCTGTACTGAGTCCACCTGATGTTGATACGTGTGTAACTGTAAAATCTGTCTCACTTATAAAAGAATAAACATCCGTCTCCCCAATTATTACTTCATAACTACCACCTCCACCATCACGTCCACCAGCCGCGATAAAAGTTTCAGGTGATGCTCCATATGTGGTGGCTTCTATTGGGCCTGGTCTATATGATTGTAAAGCCTCTATTGATATATTAATATCCGCCGAGCTACTACAAACACCAGTACTTGTTACTCTAATTGTAACATCTCCCGGATTAACCGTAACATTATATCCACTTATTAATGATGCTCTAGAAACACTTGTTGCGTACTGAGTACTTGTACCCAAATGATCAATAATTGCCACTGTAAAATTATTTGCTGCCGTTGCCAAATTTAATCCCGTTCCTGTTACTGTTACTACTGCCATATTCTATAAATATTTGTTTTTTTTTTGTTTTATTCTTTTTTTTAATTAGTTAATTTCTTCCAAATCACTACAGTTCATTAAACCTAACGATGCACACGGTGAAGTGTAATCACTACAAAATCCACCAGGTTCAGCTTTACACGAATAAGTAGTAGTACCTCCACCACCTCCACCAGTTGGTGCTACATAAGGGTCGTTACCTCCACACCATTGGCTATTATCACATTTTCCACCTATTCCAATTACCATTCCAACATCTTCAACAAATTGGAATCCAGAAACACCATATCTAAATGATACCGATATGGTACTACAAATGTTAATTAATATACCTCCACCTGGACCAACAGCTTGTTCGAAATCACCATAAGGTCGAGTAACGTATGTATTATCAGTTTTTCTATATTCAATATATAAGTCTTGACCATTATTCGTTAACATACTTGTTGGGATGTAAATACTATAACAATTTCCTATACAAGCAGTAGTACCAACCACTCCACTAGTTGTAACACAACCATTAGCATCGGTAACTTCAAGACAGTATCCATATTCATCAATACTACTAACAGAAACAGATGGTGACCCTGAAGTTACACCTGTATATGTTCCAACTAAAGTTCCTCCACAGGTATTATAAGGTGCTGACGTGTCAGCATATAATCTATATGTTTTAGGGAATACTCCTCCAGATGACGACAATGTAATTGCACCATCCGCGGTTCCGTTACAAGTTGCAAATGTATCAACCGTAATAGTTGCAGTTTGTTCTGCAGGTTGAGTAATTACTATTGTTGTAATAACATTTACACAACCAGCTCCGTCTTTAACGTATATTGAATATGTCCCGATACTTAAATTACTGAACAAACCGCTTGATTGGTAATTTTCTCCGTCTCTTGAATAGGTATATCCAGAACCACTTCCACCTGATGGACTTGATACGGTAATTGAACCGTTAGATCCACCATAACAACTTACATTAGCGGCTAATGTATTTGCGGTAGGTGCGGATTTAGATAATGTTACACTGTTAGAAAATGCAACACATCCACCATCTGAAACCATTACCGAATATGTTCCGGTTGGTTTATCTGAGAATGTACCACTTGCCTGTGGACTTCCATAACTTATACCATCGGTACTAATATAATATGTAAGACTTGCAACGCCGCCAGATGCTGTGGCAACAACTGAACCTGTATTACCTGTCCAACATGTTGGGTGATTTCCCACCGCCAACGATACCGTTATTTGTCCTGGTTGTGTCACCGTTACTGAATACCAATCACTTTCACAACCTTGACCGTCTTTTATTTTGTAATAATAGGTTCCTGCTGGTTTACTACCGTATGACCTACTTGTTGTGGTCTCTTGATAAGATCCTCCTGATTGTGTATTAACATCACTAAGTTTAATCGAATATGGTCCTCCTTGTCCTCCACCCATGGAAGAAATAACAATAGTTCCTGATGAATTACCATAACAATCAACATTAGTAACACTAGTCGATGCTGATGGTTGACTTCTAGCTAAATCAATTCCAAAAACAGATGAAATACAACTTGGTGTGTTTCTATCTCTTATTTTAGCATAATAATATCCACTAGATAAACTATTAAATGTTGCACTTGTTTGCCATGTTCTACTAGCATTAGCCGTATCGACATTTAATGAAATTGAATAATCGTATAAACCTGAACTACCAGACCCAGACAATATTATTTGTCCTGTTGTACCTGTCCAACATGTTGGTATAGTTGTTGAAGATGTTGTTACACTAAGTTGTGATGGTTGTGTTACGGTTGCATTTGTGCTACCAACTTCACCATATGTATCTTTTGCATATATATCATAACTACCAGCGGTTAAATTGGAAAATGTTGCACTAGCTTGGTAATTTGTTCCGTCTTTAGAATATGTATAATTTGCGGTACCTCCAGCAACGCTACTTACAACAATTGAACCCGTACTACCATAACATGTTGCGTTAGTGACTGACAATGATGGTGTAATTGTTACGTCGGTAATTGATATTGTTATTGTTTTATCAAATGTTAAACTTGTACTATCAGTTACTCGTACTCTAATATAATATATCGCCTGTGCTTCGTAGTTAAACACTGCAGCACTTTTTAATACTCCCGATGTAATTGTGAAACTACTATTATCAGGATAATTTACAGTATCGTGTAATGCAAATGTCATTACACCACCTTCAGGGTCTGTAGCTGAGAATGTACCGATTGTTGTACCTGTTGGTACATTTTCGGATATTGACGCTGAACTTATTGAGATATCGGTTGGTGCCTCGTTTACGTTTGTAACTGTGATTGTAAATGTTGCTTCGTGATATAATCCACCTGCATCTGTTGTTCTAACTCTAATTGAATATGTTGATGGTGATTTAGCCTCATAGTTAAACACAGATGTATTTCTTAAATTCGCACCACTAATATTAAATGATGCATTATCTGTGTCGCCAGTACCTGCAACTAAACTATATGTAAATGTATCTCCACTATCCACATCCGATGTTGAGAATGTGCCTATTGTTGTATTTGATGCCGTATTTTCAGCTTGTGATGTATTACTTAATAATAATGCATATGGTGTTTCATTAACATTATTTATAGTAATTGTAAATTGTTTTTCAGTATATTGTCCAATGCTATCCGTACTTCTAACTCTAATTAAGTATGAAGTTTTTGATTCGTAGTTTGGTATAAATCCATTTTTTAACGATGAACCTGTTATTGTAAAACTACCATTGTTATCATCTCCTGTGCCCGCAACTAATGTATAAGTGTATGTATCACCCGGATCAAGACTTGTTGAACTAAATGTACCTATGGTTGTACCTGTTGCAGTATTTTCATTTATTGAACTATTACTTAATGAAATATCCGTTGGTGGGTAGTTTGGTGTTGCGGAAGGTGTTGGAGTTGGGGTTGGTGTTAGTACTTGAACCGATAAACCAAATTCGCAGACGGTTGTTGGTGTCGGCGTTTGAGTTTGAGTAACTGTTGGTGTAACTGTATTTGTTGGTGTTACAGATGGAGTTATAGTTGGTGTAACCGTATTGGTAGGTGTTGGAGTTGGAGTTGGGGTTAATACAACCACTGATAAACCAAATTCACAAATAGTTGTTGGTGTTGGTGTTTGAGTAGGTGTTAATGATGGAGTAACAGTATTAGTAGGTGTAACGCTAGGTGTAACAGTATTTGTTGGTGTAACGGTGGTTGTTGGTGTTGGTGTTGGTGTTAACACAATTACAGATAATCCAAATTCACAAACTGTTGTTGGTGTTGGCGTTTGAGTAGGTGTTAATGTTGGTGTGACTGTATTTGTTGGAGTAACTGTAGGTGTAACCGTATTGGTTGGTGTTGGAGTAACGGTTGATGTTACAGTTGGGGTTGGTGTAGGTGTTGGTAATAAGTAACAATCTCCAGTTTCTAAAATTCTAATATTTGCAACAGGATAATAATTAACTTCGTCCTGTGAACCTTTTAAAGATTTATATGCAATTGGTTCATTTATTATGTATATACCTTCGGTAACGTTTGAATAAATTGTATCAACAATTCCCGTACTTATGTTATATTCATCATATTGTACAAAACCATATGAATCAACAATGTATGTTGTTCCACTATAATATTCACATGGGGTAACACCCGCGCTTTGTGCAAATGATCCTTGTTCAAATGTTGTTTTATTATATGGGTTTGGTGAATCCCAACTTGTAATATTAACACTTGTAATTGTTCCTCCTGTATATGGAATATTTAATTGGACGAATTTAGTTGTTTCATTTGGTTCAATTGTAACGTTTTTTGTTGTAAATAAAACGGTACTTCCCGTGTAAATGTTTACAGTAAATGTAATCCCAACATATGTTGGTGATACATTTCCATTAGAATCAAAAACGTTAAAATTTAAACCATTATCATCATTATCTAAATCAGAAACTTCTTCTACATTAATAAAAAGTGTTTGTGGTTTATAATATGTAAATACATTACTATCAAAAGGATAAACTTCTCTGTATGAGGATTCATTTGCCTCACTATATGTTGTTGCAGTTAAGTTGTTATCATAAATATAAAAACCGTCAGGATTTGTTCTATTTTTTATTATACCTTTATTAATCGTATCACCAGTATAAAATAAATTTGTGTTCCAGTTTGTTATAAGACCGTCAAAATCATTTCCAAATGATAATGATAAATCACTTGGGTTATATGAGTCTATAAACCAAGCACTTGTATAATCAAAATCATCACCATTCAAATTATAAGTTCCACCATTTAATTGTGATGTTAAAGAATTTGTTCCTGAAAAAATATCAGTAACAATACCATATTGAACTTTATAAAATACTAAATTATTCTTTTTATAATCTCTATAATATCCATTTAATGCTGATAGTTTACCATCAACATCATAATATAATTTTTTATTTATTGTTATACCTAAAGAATCTGAATTATCATACCAAAGTGAAAAATAATTTGGTGACGTTTCCAATTTTAATTCATGTGTAAAATATGTTTCAATATTAATTACGCCTGGTTTTTTCTCTGCAGATATTGTATTTGTACTTAATGAAGTTGTTAAACTATCAAGATAAGCCTGTGCTTGATTATCAGCATCTTGCTGTGATACCATTGATACGATATATCCCTCAGGGAGTGAATATGATAATGGTACAGGATTATTTAATTCACCAATTGTTGTTGAGTCTTGTCCGTCGCCAATTAACGAAATTGCACTACTACTATATAGTGTTGGATTGGTTGAGTATTTTTCAGGGAAACCAAAAACATAAGATAGAAAGAATAATCTATGTACGTCGGTAATATATTCTCTTTTTGTTACATCATTTAGAATATCAACTTCATTATATGTTTTAATTCCGTCAACATATTTGTATGACAATTTTCTAATTGTTGATAACCCTGTTGTTGATTCATTCGGTACAAAATAGATATATCCACCATCTGAATAGTACCCACTTATAATTCCAGTTAAATCATCATATAATTTAATAACAGAATCATCATCATTTAAGAAAGGTCTATTTGAATATCGTTTTCTAAAATATTTTGGTTTTTGTACAAATAATTTTTGTTGTGGAATTATTAAATAAACAAGTGCGGCAAAAACTAAAAGAGGCCAAATAAATCTAATTAACGTTACTGCAATTTTATTCCACACTCCACTTAATCCATTTGAAATTAGAGCCGTATTTGTGGCATCTGTAAAAAGACCTAAAGTATGAGTTTCAAAGTAATTAGCCGCAAGACCTCCTCCACCAGCCCACAATTTGAACTTATTGTCTGGCATGTATTTTTTCAAATCTGGTATGTTACTTCCACCAACATACCCTCTAGTCATGTAATTCACACAATGTTCAAATCCTGTGGCAGGTATGTGTCTTTCATTTCCAAAATCATAAGTTGTAAATGTGTTATTATTAACATCATACTCATTTGATGTTAATCCGCTCCAACCTAACAAATATGAATAAACAGATGGTTGTAATAAATCCGCACCATTTATTATTTTATTTAGAGTTCCAACACCAACCATTGTGGGTTGTACGTCTGCAGGTACATATCTTCTTCTTATGTCGAATGTGTAATCCGCAGGTGGATTTGTAAAAAATTCTCTAAAGTTGGTCATTGCCTTATTTTCAGGTCCATCTATAACTTCATTAGTATGTCTTGGTCCGAATAACCATTTTGTAACAACGTAATTTACTTGTACCCCAAAATCTCTTTTTAATAAATTACCTACTTGATAGACTTTATTCGTTGGTGAAGTCCTTACACTATCTCCATAAAAATATGGTAAAGCTGGTGTTGCCAATAAGTCATCCATCCAAATGTAATTACCTTTTACAGAATAATTATTCGTTGAACCTGACCATTGTGATATTGGTATCTTAGACCAAATTTTAGTAACAAATGTTGGATTATGATACGCGTCATATGGTGAGTAGGGATTTACACCCATATCATAACCATATATCTCATTACCGCAACCAATTGTAACTTTCACATTAGTTGTGCCTCCATTGAATGATTTATTTTGACCCACAGCCAATCTAAGATTAACCATTCCACTTTTTGTAACAACATAAAATGTTTTAGAGGTGTTAAAATTTCTTGGTCCAATTTTTATAAAAGCACCTTCACCAAGTTTATATCTTACTTTTATTAAACTATAAGGTGTTACAACATTATATGCGCCAGAATTTCCAGAATTATATGAATATGAAACTTCACCAATTTGACCACCATATAATCCATCAGTTATTAATAATGATACATCTTCAGCACTATCTGTGGCGGTAACTGTTACAGGTACTATTCTATTTTGAGTTGCAGTACCCGCTAATACATTCTTAATTGCGTATTTTAATCCATTTGGTTTAATACCTTCCGTTCCGGGTATAAAAGGGGTACTTTCAGTATAATCACTTAAATTAAACGGTATTGTTAATTCCCCTGTACCGCAACCATAACCGTCACCAAAACAGTTACCTAAATATTCAAATTTGTGTGTTGTTGAATTATAACTATATTTTGTTCTATTATTTAAATCTCCAATACTTAATGTTAAAGTTTCATTACTGCTAATTTCAGTTTGTAAATATGGATCAACGTACCATGGTCCAACTGTAAATGGTGTATAATCGGTAATGTTTTTATTCACTAAACCAACAATTGGTGAATTAGGTAATTTTTCTCTATAATATGTAACTATTTGTGGGCAAGTTGAACAATGTTGGGTTGACGATGTAAACCCTCTACAAAATTCAGCAAAAATTAATGATGGGTTACAATCTAATTCTACGTTGATCGCTCCACTTGTTCCATCGGACGTAATAACATCTAACATAATAAAACCATTATCTTCGATATTTGCATCCATCAAAAATTGGTGATATTTTATTGTTTGTGTAGATATATTACCTAAATCATATTCATCTAATATTCTTAGAACTCCGTCTACTTTGTATTTTACTCTTACTTTAACTTTTGTTGACCCAATATTTGGAGATATTGGTGTGAATATAAATTTTAAAAGTTTTAATACTTTTGGTATTTTAAAAACATATGTTAGTTTTAAGTCAGATAATTGTGATCTTAATAAATAAAATGAAAGTCCACTATGTGTACCGTTTCCGGACCATGTTAAACTTTTGGTGACACCACATTCGTGTGATAGATTATCTGGTGCCTCCCCCGCTACTGTACAATTTATTTCAAATGAACTCATCTACTATAATTACTTTTAACTTGTTTTTAGTCCGTAAATTGGTGAATTTAATCCGGGAGTATGTTTTATTTTTATTGTCTCATTAATAATACCACTATTTGACGACTTTAGGTATGTTTTATTAAAACGTTCTTCTTTTGTTGAATAATTGAAAACGCTAACAGTAGTATCTAAAGATTGGCTAGGTGTTATGAAAAGATTAATACTATATGTACCTTCAATATCAGACACATTAAACCAAATTATTTTATCTACCTTATTAAAATTGTTCGATATTTCAGGAACTTTTAATGTTGTTATTGCCATTTTTCAGTTAATTTTATAAACATGTATAATTTTGTAATCCAACTTCACCAGTTGTTTTATTATAATCATATCCAGATTTACCTCCAAATAAACCATGTACAAAATAATTTAAATTGAATGGTAATGTACCGGCAGCATCTTGGAAAACATAACTTGGTGGTGAAAATAAAGTAGGTCCTGGTACGTAATAGAAACTAATTGGATACCCTCCACACATATTATTATTATCTTTAACATTACTAAAATATCCAACCATATAATATTCAGCTGAGGTATCATTGTAATATATATCGGCAGGTGTTACCGTTCCTGAACATGAATCACCTTGTGAAATTGAAACTCCTTGTCCATATCCGCTATCTTTTATTCCACAAGTTGTGAATATTTCACCAGCGGTTAATATTCTAGTTCTCCAAGCTCCAACACAACTAACCCACCCAATTGTGGTTTCTATCTCACTATTAGAAACAAATGTTATTTCTAAACAATCGTCAGTTCCGGCATTACATGAATAACCACTATATAACTCAGTGAATGACGCCAAATCGACATATGGTGTACCGCCGGTCAATGATTCATAAACGTAACAATCATCTATTCTGTGCATTCCCGTTGATGATATAAACTTATAAACGGTATCAGTATTAGTATCGTATTTTATATAACCAGGATCTGTTACATTTATTTGAGTTCCGGTAATGTATGTTTTAGTAACTAAATTACTACCACAATCTAATGTACTTGGACATTCAATTTTTATTGTTAATGTATAAGGTATAAAGATGTTTTCATATGCTGTTGAATACACAACCACATCCATTGTTGTTTTTTCTTTTGTACTATAAAAACCAACAACATCTTCTTGGTAAACAACTTGTCCGAGTGTTGATGAGTATGCTTCACCTATTTTTTCATCATAATTACCCACAAATACTTCATCCGATGAATTCAATGAGGTATATGATACAGTTACAGGTACGTTACCATAAGTTTGACCAATGTCAAATTTAGTGTTTATGTATGTATAACCTGGTGATGATATAGTAAATTGATATTCCGTATTACTACATGAAACACTTTTAAATATATTACTTAAAGTTGCACAATCTCCATCTCTTTCTACTAATCTTGAATTATTTTGTGGTGATGCACATTCTTCACCATTTTGTATACAAACATATGCTTCTGTTGAACAGTTGTCCGTACAAATATAATCTACATATGTACCTGGATTTGAGAACGTTAGGTAATCCATATCTCCGGTAGTTGTTCCGCATGGATAATAATAAACATATACTTTACCGTCAGTACTTAAATTAATATCTCCTTGTGTGATAACGATATCATATGAAGTACATCCAGCACAATCTCTTGGTGTACTTGTTGGTGTAGGTGTAAGAGTTTTGGTTGGTGTTGGTGTTATAGTTGGTGTTGGTGTTATAGTTGGTGTTGGTGTTATAGTTGGTGTTGGTGTTGGTGTTGGTATAATTGTTCCACAATCAAGATATTCAGTCTTAACACAACGATAGTTACTCGGATTGGACGTATCTAATAGGTAACCAGTAGGGCAAGAGTAATTAGAACAGAATCCTTGACCTGCCTTAGAACCTCCAGGTAAGTAATCTCCTGTTGAGAATACTCTTGTTATCATGGAAGTACTTGTGGCATTTGATAATTCTGATAATGTATTGTTGTAAATTTCCGCAGAAAATGAACCTACACTACTTCTATTCCAGTTTTCTAATTCAATAATATTATCTCCAGCATTTAATTGGTAAGGGTATACGTGCCAAAACTTAAAGTTAGATTGTGGTGAATTATCCGCTTGGTCAACTATTGTTGTCCCATTAATTTTTATTGTAACATCATTATCACCAGCAATACCGATATAATAAGTTTTTGTTTCTGTTAATGTAATTGTGGTACAAAAACTAACCATCCCCATATATGTTGGATTACCACTAACCCAAACATTATTATCATTCATTCTTGTAGACCAAAAAGTTTCTACTGTAGTTGTTGATGAACCGTCGTAAAGGGCAGTATTACCTTCAAAACCATACGTTCCACTTATTGAGTTACCCGTACCATTAAAATCATTTAAATTATAAATTCTAACTCCCCATTGACCGTAGTTTACGTTATCATCACCAGCCGCAGGTGTGTCATATGTGTTTAAAGTTGGGTTAGTTGTAACCACTTTATAACATCCAGAATGGTCTGGTTTCATAGTATAACCTTCAGGACAAATACATGGTGTTGGCGTTGGTGTAAGAGTTCTAGTTGGTGTTGGTGTAGTAGTTTTGGTTGGTGTTATAGTAGGTGTAACCGTTGGTGTAACTGTATTCGTAGGTGTTAATGTAATAGTTGGTGTAACTGTCGGTGTTACGGTATTTGTTGGTGTTAAAGTAATAGTTGGTGTAACCGTATTGGTAGGTGTAATACTTGGTGTAACTGTCACCGTTGGGGTAGGTGTTGGAGTTAATGGCGCTAAAGTAATATCTAACGTATTTTCACAAATAAAATCTATATTTTTAACAATAATTTTAGTTGTTTCTAATGGTACAGAAACTAAAACTCCATCATAAAAAGTTAATTGACTTAATGTTAAACCTGTTGCAGGACTATTTTCATAGTACAGAGTCGCCAATGTAGACAAATCATCATAGTAGATGTTGTAAGGTCCATTTGCGGAGTTCCCCTGAAGTTTAACATATATATACCTTACCATTATTTGTTTATATTAAATATTTTTTTTAACATTATCCACACGTTATTTTATTTATTACTAAATCATATGTTAAGAAACCTGTTGATGTTTTAGTTATTAGTTCACCGCTAACCCATTTACCATCTAATCCCATAAATTTATAACAATTACCCACGGTTAACGTTTGTACCGACCTTAATTGTACTCCTTTCAAATATTGTCTATCTGACCTAATATCTGTAGGGTTTTTGATACTTCTAAATCTGTTATCAATGCTTGATTTTAAGAAAGCAGAATCACAAGCTCCAACTTCTATAGATTCGACAATACCTATTGAATTGACGTTGTATTTGTTTCCGTTAGGTAATAAATAACTACCTGCTCTGTAAACATTTATGTAACCACCTCTTGGTCCTTGTTGATATAATTGTGAACCTACAACTAAAGGTGCTCCACTAGGAATAGATGTTTGTCCGATATTATATTTTAAGAATATAAGTTCATTAGTATGGTTACAAATTTCTTGTCCTGTTGGTGCATATAAGAATGGTGATGTTGCTTCAGTACCTATTGATTGATTACCCATCCAAATAATATTATTACTTCCTCCATGACAAGCTCCCGTATAACTAATACCATATTGCCCCGATGATGCCACAATAGGTGTTGCAAAACTTACATCATTATCATAATTGAGATGAGTAGATAAAGTAGAACCATTGAACGCATATAACGTGAAATTAGTTGGTCCGTTATAGAATCGTATCATATCTGACCATCCATCGTAATATCCAAAATATAATTCTTTTAATTGTGGATCATAATCACAACACATAGTAGTTACTTCAATTGTTGTTGGTTCAACACATCCACTAAATATTTGTGTTGTTGTTGGTGTTGGCGTTGGTGTTAGTGTTAATTCCAATCCAGCTGTTGGTGTAACCGTACTGGTTACAGTCGGTGTATTTGTATTAGTTGGTGTAACCGTAGGTGTTGGGGACGGTGTAATAGTTTGGGTTGGTGTATTTGATGGTGGTGGTACCGTACAATCTGAACATGTTGAGTATTCTCCAACAATAACTCCAGAACTTTCTGGTGACATTGACGTTATTCCAATAATTGTGTAACAATTTCCATTACTACTTCTTACAATTTGACCATAAGCAGGTCCAAAATTATTAGGTCCATTATATCTTATTACACCTGTATAAACTGATTCGTCTTCAGGAGTATATTGGTCATCACATCTTTGTACATCATAATATGTTATTGATGGTACCAAAATTTCTGTAATATCACAATCAAATCCACAGTTTGGTGTAGATGACGGTGTAATTGTAGGTGTCGGTGTTATAGTCGCTGTTAGTGTAACAGTCGGTGTAGGTGTTGCCGTATTGGTGGGTGTTGCTGTTTGCGTTGGTGTAACAGTTTGTGTTGGGGTTGGGCAAGTAGTGACTGATGAAATATATGCATTTCCCGATACTCCAAATTCACTAATTTCTAAGATATTTGATAATCCTCCTCCCGATAAATAAAATACGGTTGCGCTTGATGATAATGTAATTTGAATATCTTCAATTGTCCATTTTTCAGAACCATCAGGTCCTTTATATAAAAACTCTCCAGCTTCCATTGGTTGGTCCGCATCATAAATTAATATGTTGCTAGAATAACATTCAAAACAAGATGCATTTAACGAATCTTTAATACAATAACCACTACTATCTAATGGGTTAGTTGGTGTAGGTGTAACCGTTGGCGTTTGTGTAGGTGTCTCCGTTGGCGTTTCAGTCACCGTTGGTGTAACAGTATTTGTAGGTGTTACAGTATTCGTAGGTGTAACAGTATTTGTAGGTGTTACAGTATTCGTAGGTGTCTGAGTTGGAGTCTCCGTAGGTGTTTGCGTTGGTGTAACAGTATTTGTAGGCGTTTGCGTAGGAGTCTCTGTTGGCGTTTGCGTAGGAGTTTCTGTTGGTGTATTCGTTGGCGTTTGCGTAGGAGTTTCTGTTGGTGTAACAGTATTCGTAGGTGTCTGAGTTGGTGTCTCCGTAGGTGTTTGCGTTGGGGTTTCTGTTGGTGTTTGTGTTACGGTATTTGTAGGCGTTTGGGTAGGTGTCTCTGTCACCGTTGGTGTAACAGTATTTGTTGGTGTATTGGTAGGAGTCTCTGTTGGCGTTTGCGTAGGAGTTTCTGTTGGTGTAACAGTATTCGTAGGTGTCTGAGTTGGTGTTTGCGTAGGAGTCTCTGTTGGCGTTTGCGTAGGAGTTTCTGTTGGTGTAACAGTATTGGTAGGTGTTTGCGTAGGAGTTTCTGTTGGCGTTGGTGTAACAGTATTTGTAGGTGTAACCGTTGGCGTTACTGTTGATGTTGGTGTTGGTGTTGGCACGTATTCAATAAATGCCTCTACTAAATAATTGTCTCCCGAAAATATACTTTGTGTAATTTCTAACGAATTACTATTATCAACAACAACAGATTGATCATAAATAACTGTGTTTGTTACAACATCAGTTATTTTAATTCTGTGTCTCCAATAAAATTCACCAGTTGTAACCCACTGTGCTAAAAATATTCCTCCATCTCCACCATTAACATATGGTAGTAAATCGTAATTTGCCTCAAATTGAAGATGTGGTGTTGTTGTTGAAGGTAATGATGATGAGTTCGGATCCCAAATTTTAAATATATCTCCATTTCCGGTTATTAATCTTAATGTGAATGTACTATTATCATCAGGACTATCTACTTCGTCATATATTTTAAGAGTAATATTTGAACTTTCCGGTGTTGGTGACGGTGATAATGTTGGCGTTACACTTGGTGTAACAGTGGTTGTTGGTGTAACTGTAGGTGTAGCAGTTGGTGTAACTGTATTGGTAGGTGTAACTGTAGGTGTAGCAGTTGGTGTTTTGGTTTGTGTTACGCTTGGTGTTATAGTTGGTGTAACTGATGCTGTTGGGGTTGGCGATGGGGATATTGAAACTGTTGGTGTTACGGTTGGTGTCATCGACATTGTTGGTGTAGGTGTTAAATTTTGAGCACATTCCACCGTAACAGCTTTGATTACTTCTTGAGTAAACCAAGGTTCATTAAGACTTATTTTAATATCTTTATTGCCGTTTGTTGAATATGCCTTTACTGCGGTGCCATTAACACTAATCGGTGTTGTACTATTATCCCCCCAATGTATTGTAAATTGCAATTCGTCGAATAATCTCGTAGAATTTGCGTTTGTAGTTCCTGTTATGGAAACAACATTACAATCAACTGAATAGTTGAAATTAATGGATACGGACTGACTTTCATTTCCGATGTTTTTATCAAATCCAACCATTGAACCATATTCATCAACTTTAGAATCTAAGAATAATGGTATTTGGTAGTTGTCATAAATTTGTGTTTTAATATATGACTCCGTACCTGTGATTGCATTCCAAGTGTTTGGTGTTGGTGTTCCCCATCTATAGTAACCAGATGCAACTGTTCCTCCGCTTACATTATAAATTGTGTCTCCAGTTGATGGTCCTACATAAGCATTACCTGTATTTCCGGTCCAAGACATAAGTTCTTCGTTAGAGTCATACCAAAAACGACCGGTTAATGAAACCAGTTTTGTTTGTGGTATGTTTTTTCTCTTAATAGAATGCCTTATTCTTTTCATTTATTATAATTAGTTAATTATTAGGAACAACTTGACCATTCGCTTATTGTTCCTACCTCTGAAATAGTTGCTATATATGATATTTTAGATTTTCCTGGTAATAAAATTGCATATAATTTACCATTTCCATTAAATGTTTGTCCTCCCGTATTTGAGTCCCATAGTGTATATGTTGTTGGTGGTGTAATAGATGTCTCATTAACATATAAAGGTCCATATTGTGTATAACCAGCGCCCTGTAAAACATGTGGATATTGATTACAATATTGTTGTAGTTGTGTTGAGGTTGGGTAACCGCTATTTAATGTATATGCAAATATTTTTTGTGTTCTAATAACTGGAGGTGCAACATAATCACAATTATAAAGTTGTATTTCTTCTCCGTTAATTATTGTTTTTGCCTTTGTTACCGTATATAACGTGTTACTAGGTTCACCTAAAGAGGCTGATTGTGATCCAACAATAACATAAAAATATCCTGATGACCCCTCAACTCTTTCTCCACTATTAAATGCAGTTGATAAAACGCTAATTGACCAAACATCGTAATTACCGTCCAAATATCCGGCACTGTTTTGGAATTCACATGGTCTAAGTTTAAAATAGGAATTAGTAGATTCGGTCCCACTCACTGGCGTTGCAGAAGGTGTTGGAGTTGGGGATGGAGATAATGCAATTCCTATCGTTGGTGTTGGTGTTGGGGTTAAAGTCATTGTTGGTGTTGGTGATGACGGTGGTGTAATCGTTCCTCCTCCACTTTCATAAAATTTAATAGGTGTTGCTGTTGTTCCTACTTGAGCACCTTTCGTTCCGTTAAATTTATATATCTTATATGAATAATCTCTTTTATCTATATCAACTTGAAAATACATATCCTCATTCTCTTTAATTTCACGAGATGTTGCATATACGTCATTATAAAAATCCGTTATTAAACCATCTTTAGCATTAAAGAATTTAGCAGTCATAAAAAAAGTATTACCTGTAGTGGTACCACTTAAATTAGTTTCATCTAAAACACTCTCATCTTGAAACCAAAAAAGATACATGTTTTCCTTGTTTGTATAATTTGAACCGTGGAAAACAGGTACGTGTATATTTTCTTGTAATGGTGTATAAAAATATTTTTCACCTAACGGTAATGTTAAATTTTTTGTGAATATTAATTTTCTATTTTGTCTTGTCGGTGCAGTATAACCTGTTACATTACCATTAACATCTAATAAATTTGGTGTTTTATAAAACTCTAATCTAAAGAAACTCTCTGTTGATTGTCTCAACATTTTAGCATTTTCCTTGGGTTCTATACCAACTAAACTATAATCTAATCCCTTACTATAATTTCCATTATTAGAAAAATAAAAATAGAACCATATATCAGATTCACTAATACCATCTGGTTTATGAATATATCTAACAGTTTCATAATTGTCAATTGGGTTAATGATGTCATTCAACACTTCATCTTCAAATTGTTCCATGTTTTCTTGCCATCCCAAATTCATTTGGAAGTCAAGTTCGTGGTTCAATACAAGATTTAAATCAGTGTTTTGTCTTAATATTTTCATTAACAATCAGTTATTTTTTTATTTTTGAATTTTGAAATTCCGTCTTGTTTATTTGTGTGGAATCTCTCATTTCTTAAATAGAAGTTTATGTCATTTTTTACATAATGAATACCGTTTGTAAATGGAAACTTTGTACCATATCCATCAATATCGACATATCCATGGTCATATAAATCTCTCCATCTCCATACACCTTCGGCAGAATCGTACTTGGCGTTTTCAGGTAAATTAAAAATGTCTTTAGTTTTAGCACTTTCAGTATATGGTGATAATTCTCTTAATTTAACTCTGTGATGTGGTTGGTAGTATAATCCAAACATATTTGTTGCAGAAGAACCTGCAAAAATTGTACTTCCAGTTTGCCCATAATCAAAAATTGTTGTTGGGTTTGTTAATTTTTGAAAGGATTCACAGATAATTCTTTCTTTTAATTCTTTTCTATTATATTCAACAAATGCACCATTTAATACTGTTCCTTTTGTTAATTCATTTCCACTTGTAAATGTTATACCTTGTCTAATAAAAGGTGTTCCCGTACCCATTGAACTTTCGTTAGACGTTGTACCATTAAAATGGTCATCAATCCAAGTGTCGTGGAAATTAAACTTGTGTCCTACTTTTGGTGGATAACTAAAATATCCATTTCCATTTCTAAATAAAGTGGTTACATAAACTTCTGTTGGTGTATATCCTAAATTGTTTGTTAATCCAGTTAAAACAAAAGGTTCTTTGAAATCATATAGAACAGATTCCATTCTATTTCTTTCAACAATTGTGTCATTTGCACCAACCGCATTTTCAAATAATATTTTTTTCTCCTCTTCCCATATCGGTGATTCGAATCCAATATTATCCATTATGTAATCACCAGTTGTTGTAAGTAACTTATGTTTATGTACATAATATTGTGATGTTGACCCCGTTGTATTATTTTTATCAATACATCTTTTACCGATAACTAATGTCGGTATTGTTGTGGCGGTCTTAAGTTCTTTTTTCAATATGTTAATTACATATTTTTCAGAATTATATGTTTCATTACCAACACTGTCAATATAATATGTTCTTCCTGAAACTTCTCCTGTTATTGTTGTACCTGAAAATGTTACGAATTCACCAGAAGCCATTCCGTGTTCTACAGGTGCGGTAAATTCATAATATGAATTAAAAGTATTTGATAATCTAAATGGTATTCCGTCACCACTTTTAAATGATATTTTAGTTCCACCAGTTAAGGTGTATGTCATTTGATAATTTGTATCACCAGAATAAACATAACTCAAATAGAGATTCCAATTATGATATGGCGCTGTAATAGGTGTAATTGTTGTGTGATCGGTTGATCCTGTGAGTACTAACACCGAATCGAGATTTTCAGGGTAATATCCTAAAGTGTCTCCACTAATCGAACTTGATGGCATTATTTTTCTTCTTAAATCTCGTCTTAAAAATGCAAATTCATCATATGGTAAAAAACCCCCTAATGTTGGGTTATCCAAACCATCTCCCCTTCCATTTAAATAAACTCTCTCTTGTAAATAATCATATGAAGTATCTCCACTATACATGTTACGAAAAACCATTTTAAGTTTTCCATAAATTTTATATTTGTTACTTTGATTTCTTTCTTTATCATATAGTTTATCAATATCTAAAATAATATCCTTATCCCCAATTCTTAATAAAGTTTGTGAGGTCTCTAAACCTATGTTTAAATTTAAATCTTGTTCTTCCGCCTTTTTGTACCTTTTACTAGGTAATAATATTTCTTTTTTATTTTCCATTATTCAGCTGGTGGGAACACCCCTTTAGGTCCGTAATATTTTATTAGTCTATCAAATGCAGATTTACCCGGTCTTATACCAAAGTAAAATTGTAGTCCTGTAGACAATACTTGTTTATTACCGCTATAATTTTTAGCAGTTCCGAAAATAAATAATTCCTTACTATTGTGTACATAACTTATTGGTGATGACCAAGTTTGTCCAGAAACAATATAAATGTTTCCCGTTGATGGTGATTTAACATCTCCTGTTAAAACTTCTAACCATATGTCACCTTCCGTATATCCTGAAGCAGGGTCTGTTGGTGCCGTTGTTTCTATTCTATCAAACCTATCCATCATATCCGTATAATTTCCATCATATGAGTATGTGGGATGTTGTTTAGTCATTGGTAATAATAAAAACTCTTCTTCTCCGTCAGGGAACAAATAGTTTGTGTTTGTTTCGGTTTCACCAGATATTGATATAATCCTTTGGATTCTTTGGGTTGCAATTTTAGTTCTATCCCATCTTTGTTTATCTGAATTCGCGGTATAAGGTCCAAAATCTTCACCCTTTTTATCCCACAAGAAGAACGGAACTTTTTGTGAGTAATCCCCCAATCTATTATTTAAACATAATCTAACAAATCTACCGTTATCATCTAATTTAAAATCAATAGGTGTTGGCCCATAATTTCCTGTTCCTCCCGTAAAATAAGTTATTGTTAAAGGGTCTTCAGGGTCTAAGAATTCACCATTGAACATGAAGTATTTTGATGAGTCTAAATCAAAAGCCTCAATACCCGCCTCATTATTAATAGACATTAATTGAGTTATATCACCATCCAATACTTGTCCAAAATTGTAACTTGAATCACTAAAAAAATCACCGACATCAAATTTTGCGTTTGAAACATCCATTCTATAGTTAATAACGTGTTCAATAATATTAGCTGGGTCTTGGTATGTGGTTGGGGTTAAATCTCTAACAACAGAACAGGTTGGGTCAATCCTTGGGTCATAACAAATTTCATACATAAATTCATCTCTAACACCTACATCATAAAATGTTGTTGGGTGTAACAATTCTAAGTAGTTACTATATTGTTGACCAATAAATCCACTTGTTGGATTATATGGTGTTGACCTATAATAGAATTTTTTATGTAAAACATTATAAAAAACCAATTCTCTTGGGAATTTTGAACCTCTTTGATTTAAATCTAAAACTTGTTGATTATCCCATTTAATCCTATATTCAAATTTAAAGAAATATAATAACCCATTTAACCAATTATCTATAAATGAAAAATTAGTTACTCCTCCACAGAAAAATAAACCAACTCTTTTTCTTTTATACCATTCTGTTAATAAATCAATATTTTTTGATGCTCCTTGAATAACGGGTATAATTGTAAAAACACCGTCTCTTATTTCTGAATAACCCGATTTAGTTTTTCTATCATAATATTTGTTACCAATTTTTGACCATATTTTAAAGTACGGCATTCTTTCTGAACCCCCACCTGCAATAATATCAGCCATAATTGTAGAACCAGCAACAGGTGTTGAGGATTCGACTAAACCAGCGGCATATCCTGTTGATGGGTTTATTGGTGAGTGTGAATCTCCATATGAAGAATCTGGTGTTGCCCACAAATATTTGTATGATAATGCCTCATTATATGCTTTGTCATATTTTTGACAACCTACTTCTGTTGCAATTTCTGTTCTTATTTGGTCAGCCGGATTTTTCTTTCTAACTGTTCTATCATAAATTCTCATGATAACGAAAGTTCCTCTATCTGCGAAATTACCCACTCCATTATGTCCTCCCTCATATCCTGCATAGTTAACACCACATAGATTTGTCCATTCCTCATGACTAAATGCTAACACTTCCATATAGTTTTTCCAAATACCAACAACGTTTGTCCATTGTTGTATTTTACTACTTAGTCTTGTTGGTCCATTTGAAGCACCATATGCTTCCCAACTATCTTCTTTATCTGGACCCAAAAATGTTGCTTTCCAATGATCTCTAAATTGAGCAGCTCTAAAATAACTTTTATTACCTAAAGCATTATTTGACTTATTAAAGTTTAAAATAAAATTTGAGAATGATATTGATGTTATACCCGCTTTGTCTGGAGGCACTGTGTACGGAATAATTGTATCATCAACCAAAGGATACATATCCGCAATAAATCTACTATCGTTTATGTCTCCTTGTAATGGTATAACTTTTGCAGTGCTCAGATATTCTAATATTGTTTTTTGTGTTGCCTTTGTTGGGTTTGTTAATTGGAAATTGTTACTATATAGTGGTGATGATGTGTCAGAACTATAATCTCTTGCCTGTGCATCTGGATAAAATGATTGTAGCCAAGATGAACCGTTTGTGGTTGATGTGTTAAATTCTATTGGTATTAACATTACCGAGCCAGCACCTTGACCAATACCGACTACTTTTAATTTTATCTCTCCAACAGACGCATATTCAGATTCAGTTGATAAATCGGCAAATGCTGATGTATCTTCAGAACACTCTTCACAATCGGGATAAACCGTTAATGGAAGTACTTTTGTTCCTTTATCTTGCATACTATATGCCGCACTCATAAATTGTTCACCAATTCTCGCAAACGGTCTCCAATTAAATGGCCATCCAAAATATATTCCGAATAGACCTTGACCTACTGAAAATAAAAATGAACCAATAAATTCAAAAAATTTGACAATGATGATTGCAAAAACGAATTGTATAAATGTTACAATAGAAGATATTAATAAACTAAATTTAATTCTATTTCTAAATGCGAAGTTTGTTGGTATATAATTTGCATTACCTGTACAATCATCTTCTTGACTTGGTCTAATTTGTTTAATACCTAAAAATGCATCTCTTCTTGATAAACCAAAAAATTGTTCGGCGGTTGAAACTTCATAATGTGACCCTTGAAAAGACGTTGGTGTGTAAACTTTACCATAAATAAATTTATAGAAAACGTCTTCGGGAACTCCTCCGTTATTTGTCCCCAACATTGCATTTAATTTGTCATTAACAAATGTTGTTGCCATTGTTGAACCAGTTGTACCGGCTGGCCATGCGATATTTAAATAATCTTCAAATACATTTGAAAATTGATAAGTTGTTAATAATTCTTCATCATACTCACCTAAATTATTTGAACCATTTGCATTTTTATTATATTCTCTAATTTGTGGTATTAAATAATGTGCCGATGTTGTTCCCTTTGTTGATTCGGTATTTCCTTCACCTAAACCAATTCTAAGTCTTGCAATTGTTGTTGTTGGAATACCTTTATTTCGGTCGTTTGTAATTTCTTCTTCACCAAATTCGTTTGTGAAGGTATATTCCATATTCATTGGAATGACAGCCATTGCTGTACCATCATCTTCAATAACACCCGGATTAAAATACTCTAATTCAGGATACAATGTTGTTCCATCTGAACCATATACTTTATTTCCTGTATATCTTACACCTTCAATTTTACCACCACTAGTTTGTAAATTACATTTATATCCAGTGTTCGTTCTAATAACACCAGTTTTCTTAACCGCATCTGAATCACTATCTGTTACAGATGAGATTAAAATTAATGAAATTGGTTCTACCTTAACACCTTTATCTGATAAGTCAAAATCTACTCTTGATATACCTATTTCACATAAATCTTGATTTCCCCAAAATGGAAAAACCTCAATTTTTTTATTAAATGCTACAATTTGTTCTAACCCGTCTAAATCTTCATCAGATTTAAAATTATAAAATCTATCAAATCTTTTTTCGTCAATTCCTTGTCTAATAAAATCATATGGTCTAATTGAAAAACATCCCATATCTGACAAGTCAACTTCAGCATGAATTGTTTGTTCACCTAATGGAACTCCCCAAATCATAAAGTCACCAGCACTATTGGTTTTTACAGTATAATTGTAATAAGTTTCATAAACTTCTAAAACTTCCTCTCTTGATAAGATTTCTTGTTGGTCAAAAAATGTACCTGTTGGTACATGTCCTCCGTGTTGTTTCCTTGATGGTAAAAGATTATAACGATATCCATCATCATTTTTATCTACGACTGACGTATAGGGATATAAAGCGGATATAACGGGGTCTGTTGAATCTGTGTCTTTTTGTGGTACAAAAACCGATACTTTAACATTTGGTATACCTAAACCATTATTTGCAGTAACTCTACCACAAACCACTCCATAATCCGAGCATAACGATGTATATGCCTGTTGTTGGGTAAATTTTAATGATAAAACCTCCAATAAGTCGTAGTCTTGTTTTAACTCAACCGTAACCCTTTGGTCTTTTCCAATATTTGTTGAAATTCTATGTTTTTGCATTGTTCTTATAATAAATAGAAAGCATGAGATTTTCTACTATTATAACGAAAAAACATTTTAGTATGTAGTCGTTCCTAAAGATTTAGTTCTCACTTTGATATCTACATTTGGGAATCTGATTTGGAAAATTTGATTGGACTTCATGAATATCGTTAAATCAGTTTGTGTTATTAATCCTGTTGTTGCATTTACGTCTTGTGAAACTTCAGAACTTGAGTAGTTTCCACCTTTTTTGTTAAAAACTCTAACGTCGACAACATTTACAACTCCTGAAACCGCACCAATTTCTCTCATTAAATCTCCTACGAATAATGGGTCACCCATTTTACGTTTTTCAATTGCGAAAAATTCTACTGTATTTTGAATCGTTGTTCTTAAAATATCACTTGTTTTTTCGTTCTTATCGACAATTAAATCAATTTCTAACCCTAAATCAATTACCTGACCACTTGTAATATCAATGTAATCATTTATCATTCTATATTCAGAAAGATAACTTAATATGTTGTTTTTCAATGTGTTAGAAACAATATCAGTTAAATTACCATTTTCATCATATGATAAAAGTTTAATCTTAACCTTATTATCTTCTTCCATTACATTTACTTTAGCAGGTGCACCATAAGTAGATGGCATTGTCTCAATCAATGATTTGTAATCATTTAAAGTTACTGCTCTATCTTGTGCGGAAAAATTATAAGATACCATATTTCTTAACTCTTCTATTGTAGGTTGGTCAGCTCCACCGATTGCGGGAGTTACGTTAGTAACTCTCAATGATTGTTGAACTTGTGAATTAAAGTTCTCATTTGGACCATTAACCTCAAATTCAACGTCATCTACACTTGTTATAATATTAACCCCTAAATTCGAGTCTTTACCACCGCCAATACGATATTTGATGAATATTGTGGTGTTGGCCTTTGGTACCGCACCCAATGACATATTATTTAGATATGTTGATAGATTAACCTTTAAAGAACCATTCATATAGTTATCTAAATTATCTAATGGGTTAACAGTTCCTGAACCAAATGTTATTGAAAAATAACCCTCGGGAGTATATTCGGTTACAAATTTGTTGTTTACATCGAGATATTTTCCCGCCTTAAAATTATCTGAATCTGAAGCTGCAGTTGGGTCTGGTATAAAAACTTTATCTTGAATTAATGTTTTTACTTCATACCATTTATTTGAAATGTTTGTAAATTCAGAAGATGATGGATTTGCCCCAAATGAGGTTCCATCTTTATGAATAATAGATGTTACACCTAACACATCTTGTTCGGGTAAGTAAAGTTTAAGAAATGGTTTTTGATCTAATTCTGAAATTACTCTTCTATAAATTCTTGTAACTCCGTTAACAACGGGTTCTCTTTTTGTTATAGTGTATGAAATCAATCTATTATTATTATCAAAATTAGGTATTTTAAGTCTATTTGGTTCTCCTCTACTATTGAATGGGTCAGAAAAATCAATATCTTCTAACGTTTCAAATATTTGTCCTCCTCCTGAAACCTGAGCACCTGCTTTAACAACACCCAAATATCTATCATCCTCTTTATCTCCCCTTACCGGCACGTTAATAGAAAAATCACATAAAGAAACGGATGGTCTATTACCGGGTATTTTAATACCATAAGTTTTTGCAATATGAAATAACGATTGTCTTTGTTGAGCAAAGTCTAACATTGTTTCTTGCCAAACCCTATCAATATGAAAGTGTAAGTTATCTGCAACTGCCGCGTTTAAATCTAACAATACAGAGAATATTGATGCGTCGTTGGTATTTTTAACCAAATCAGGATAATATTCTTTTGTTAAATTTACTAATTCTTGTCTAAGTCCCGCAAAATCTCTGGTTGCGTATGATATCTTTTTTCCCATTTTAAATGTTTAATATTATAAAATCTGAAGACGAAAACGCTCCATTATTAACTGTATATTCAATCTTTACTTTAGCCGTGTACGGTTTATTTTTACTATCTGATACTCTAAAAAGTCTTTCGTCCTCATCAGAAGAAAATGTTCTTACATTATCAGGATCATCTTCCGCAGAAATTACTTCAAGATTTGTTATGTCTAAATTAGGTATGTATCTTTTTACCGATTCCCTAATTTCTTCTTCAATTAAGTTCCAAGTTACCATGTCGTTTTGGTCGAATATAAATTGATATAATCTTGTACCAAAATCAGGTAAGAAATAACGACTACCTCTTTTTGTTAATAATAAATGTATTAAATTAGCTCTAACTTCCCTATCGGGTGCTGAGGTCATTTTTAAATAACTACCTTCTAAACTGTCTCTAAAAGGAAAATCAATTCCATATTTTACCGCCATACCAATAAATATAAACTATTATAAAATGGTAATAAATAAAAAACCCAGCCGAAGCTGGGTTAAATTTATAGTAAAATATACCTAATTTTATTACGAACCACATCCCTCACACTCAAATGGTGAATCGGTGGGTCTTTCTGATGTCATTACAACTTCAGGTGTTTGTTCACTAATCAATGTATTATTTGTTGGAACTTCAACATTATTCACAGATGATGTTTGTTCGACTGGTTTTGATGCTGACATATCAACCCCCAAACCTTTCAACGCATCAACTGCCGCTCTTGTTCTTAAATAATACATACCAGTTTTTAAACCTAATTTCCATCCAAATAAGTGTGCTGCTAATAATTTAGGTTTAGTTGCATTATCCACAAATAAATTTAATGATTGTGATTGGTCAATAAATACACTTCTGTTTGCTGCCATTTGTAAAACTCTCTTTTGAGACATTTCCCAAACGGTCTTATATACTTCTTTCATTTCAGTTGGAATTTCAGGAATATTTTGAACCGAACCATTTTCCATGATTAACTTGTTCTTAATCGTATCATTCCATAACCCTAACTTCAATAAATCGGCAACCAAATGTTTGTTAATCATGACAAACTCACCACTTAATGTTCTACGTGAATATAAATTTGTTGTGAATGGTTCAAACGCTTCATTATTACCTAAAATCTGTGCTGTAGATGCTGTTGGCATCGGTGCAACTAATAATGAATTTCTAACACCATAGTTAACAACATTCTTCCTTAATTTTTTCCAATCCCAACGACCAGATAAATCTTTGGCAGTTTTACCCCACATCTCAAATTGGAAAATTCCTTTTTCGATTGGTGAACCTGCAATTGATTCATATGGTCCAAACTCTTTCGATAAGTCATTTGAAGATGTCATCGCCGCAAAATATATTGTTTCAAAAATATCTGTTTGTAATTTATCAGCATCTTCAGATTCAAATGGTAAATTTAACATACAAAACACATCGGCTAAACCTTGAACTCCTAAGCCAACTGGTCTGTGTTTAAGATTTGAACGTTTTGTTTCTTCTGTTGGGTAATAATTTAAATCAATCACATTGTTTAAGTTTTTTACAACTTGATATGTGTATTCATATAATAAATCGTGATTAAATTCACCGTTTAAAATATACTTAGGTAAAGCAATTGATGCTAAATTACAAACCGCTTGTTCAGTTGGTGAACTGTATTCAATAATTTCAGTACATAAGTTTGATGACTTGATAGTACCTAAATTTTTTTGGTTTGATTTATAATTGGCAGGGTCCTTATATAACATATAGGGTGTACCTGTTTCAATTTGTGCAGTTAAGATAGCATCCATTAATTTTCTTGCTTTAATGACTTTTCTACCTAAACCTTGTTGTTCGTATGATTCATATAAACGAGTAAACGCCTTATCTTCAGGACTATCATATGCATCAGATAATCCAGGTGCCTCATCAGGTGAGAACAATGTCCAATCACCATCTTGTTCGACACGTTGCATAAACAAATCAGGAGTCCACATTGCTAAGAACAAATCTCTTGCTCTCATTTCCTCTTTACCGTGATTTTTTCTTAAATCAATAAATTCAAATACATCAGAATGCCATGGTTCTAAATAAACAGCGAACGAACCTTTACGTTTTCCTCCTTGGTTAATCCAACGAGCAACTTCGTTATATGTTTTCATCATTGGTAACAATCCATCAGATTGTCCACCTGTTCCTTTAATATATGCTCCTTTAGCACGAACATCATGAACGTGTAAACCGATACCACCAGCCCACTTAGAAATCTTTGCAACGTCTTTAATTGTGTCAAACAAACCATCAATATCATCACCTTTGTTTCCAATTAAAAAACAAGATGACATTTGTGCTCTACGTGTACCAGCATTAAATAATGTTGGTGTTGCGTGAGTATAAAAATGTTGTGATAAGTCATCATAAATTCTTAACGCAGTATCTAAATCACCCTTACATATACCAACCGCAACTCTCATATAAAGATATTGTGGTCTTTCAATAACTCTATCTCCAATCTTTAAAAGATAAGAACGTTCTAATGTCTTATAACCAAAATAATCAAAATCAAAATCTCTTTCTTGATGAATTGCACCATCTAAAGTTTCTCTATTATCAATCACAAACTTGTAAACGTCATCACTTATTAATGAAGATTCTTTACCTGTTTTTGGTTCAACAAAAGAATATAGTTCTTTAACACATTGTGAGAATTTTTTATGTGTTGTTTTATGTAAATTAGAAACTGCCAATCTACCAGCTAACTTAGCATAATCTGGATGTGTTGTAACCATGGCAGCAGCTGTCTCCGCCGCTAACACATCTAACTCAGTTGTTGATATTCCGTCATAAATTCCTTGTGTTACTTTTAATGTAACATATGTTGGGTCAATATATTCTAAATTTAAATCACTACAGAAAACACTAATTCTTCTCGTGATTTTATCATACCTCATTTCCTCTAAGGAACCGTCTCTTTTTTTTACTTTCATCTTTATAATAATATTTTAAAAATCAATGTCGTCACCAAATGCTGAATCTAAATCTTCAGTTGCTACGTTATTAACACCAGCTTTTTGATATTCAGCCACTCTTTTCTCAAAAAAATTAGTTTTACCTTGTAATGCAATGTTTTGCATAAAATCAAAAGGATTTTCTGAATTATAAACTTTAGGAGCACCTAATGCAACCAATAATCTATCTGTTACAAACTCAAGGTATTGTGACATTAAATCTGAGTTCATACCGATTAAACGAACCGGCAATGCTTCGAGAATAAATTCCTTTTCAATTTCTAACGCACCACAAATAATTTCTTTAATTCTTTCTGGTGATATTTTATTTTCAATATGGTTGTTATAAAGATGACAAGCAAAATCACAGTGTACACCTTCGTCACGAGAAATCAACTCATTTGAAAAAGTTAAACCTGGCATTAAACCTCTTTTCTTTAACCAAAAAATTGAACAGAACGAACCTGAAAAGAAAATACCCTCCACCGCAGCAAACGCTAATAGTCTATCTACGAATGATTCTGAATTAATCCATTTAAGTGCCCAATCCGCTTTCTTCTTAATTGCGGGAATAGTATCAATTGCATTAAACAATTTATGTTGTTCTTCCTTATCTTTTACCAATGTATCAATTAATAATGAATACGTTTCACTATGAATATTCTCCATCATAATTTGGAATCCATAAAAGAATTTAGCTTCAGTATATTGAACTTCATTAACAAAGTTCATTGCCAAATTTTCATTTACTATACCATCAGATGCCGCAAAAAATGCTAACACGTGTTTTACGAAATGTTGTTCATCGTCATTTAATTTATTCTCCCAGTCATTTACATCTTGAGTTAAATCAATCTCTTCCGCAGTCCAAAAAGACGCTTCAGATTGTTTATAGAACTTCCATAAGTCATGATGTTCGATAGGAAAAAGGACAAACCTTCCTGGGTTGTCTTGTAAAATTTTTTCAGTCATTTTTTTTTTAGTTTTGTTTGTTTGCTACTTCTTGTCTCTTTAAAAAGGCTTCTCTTGCTCTAACTTGGTTATTTTGAACTTTTTGTTCTTCGTGACCTAATAGAGTATTTTGTGATTCTGTATCAATAAGTAAGAACTCATTGTTGAATTTACAGTTTTGCCATATGATACCATCCTTACCTATACGAGATTTAAGTAAAGTTAAAGTTGCTAAGTTGTGTTCTTTTTGTTCTAATGTTTTACCAATAGATAATATAACGTGAGCAATTTGTGCCTTCTTGATTGAACCTCCCATTTGGTCTCCTGTTACAACTTCAGATGAAATTGATTCACGATTACCTTGAGTTGCTGTCCATATTGCCATATCAAACTCACCTGTCATTGCTTCTAAACTTCTCATTACCGAACCCTCACCTTTCCATTCTTCTCCGTTTGTTGATTTATCTGAAGATACACAATCAATATAATCAATAATTAATAAATCAATTTTGAATCCATCTGAATTCAGTTTTCTAACTTTAGATTTGATATCGGCTATTGTAACATTATCACTAGCTAATTTTAATAATCTTAAATTACCTTTTGATTTTTCTTGTACTTCCTCAACCTTTTTCTTAACTATGTCCTTAAATTCTGGTTGTTCGTCCGCAGTAATGTCAGTCCAAATTGTATAGTGTTTTCTCTTAATGTTACCCGGATTATCTTCAAAAAATATTTGAAGTACGTTAAAGTCTAAATTATATGCTGTATTGGCAAATTTAGTTAATAATGTGGTTTTACCAGTACCAGTTGGTGCAAGAACTACTCCTAATTCACCTCTACCTAATCCACCCTTAAGAACTTTATCAACTCCAACAATTCCAGTTGCAATTGGTAGACGATAGTCGCTTTCTAACGCCTCATCAATATTATGAAATACGTCAGTTGCATCATCATTACTGATACCAACTTGTAATGCCTTTTGAATGATTTGTTCAATTTTACTATAAGATTCGAACTCACCGCTTTCAATAATACTTTGTACACTTTTAAGTTCTCTTTTTAAATTTTGTTGTTTACAAAAATTAAGTGCCGTGTCTTTAATATATTCAGTTTGACCCTCTCCTTCACTTATAGCCGTTAATGTGTCTAAATGTACTTTAGAAGAATCACGGTTACCTCCTTCAGCCATGATTTTTTGTGCTAACGTATCGTAATTAGGTATTTTACTATATATTTTGTACAATTCCTTTGTGTTCTCCATAATAAATCTAAATGAATTATTATCAAAAAACTTAGCTTCAATTACATCAATAATCGTTTCTCCGTACTTCTTATCCTCAATTATTGCCTTTATTAGTGATTGTTGAAATGTAAATCCCAAATACCCAAAATTCCTTTCTTCCATGTTATGTTTTATTATATATTAAAAATTATAGTTCGTAATGTAGATATGTTGTTTCCAATTCTTCAGATGATAAAATGTCAGTTAAGTCTGACAAAATACGCTTAAGTTTTGGACGAATATCAACCGTATACCTAACCTTTGGATGGTAATAATATGCGGGGAATATCCTTTGAATAAATACATCGTCATTCAACTTAATGACTAATAAAAAATGTTCTCTGTCCTTCTCCGGAGCATCTTCCACATAGTCCGAAGATAGGAAATAATTTTGATTTTCACACAAATAATCGGAACTTTTTATTTTTAAATCCTCCGCAATATCTTCACAAATATTTCTTATATAATAATGTAAATCCATAGAACGGCGGGATTGTTCTACATGATCCTTAACATTGAAGAATCGTTGACAGATTATGTTTCCTTCTAATGTTAAAAGAAACTCAAATTTTGTGATGTCAAGTTGTTGGTTACTCATAGATTTTTACTTTAATTGTTTTTTTTTTATTTTTTTCTTTTGTTGTTAATCGAAGAAATGGGTTTATAAATTTAATCCACGAATCGTCAGATTTTGATAATAGATTGAATATTCCATCGTCCCTCATCATTCTCATAGCATTTTTATATGACCTACCTTCTTGGTCTAAATTTTCATTTATTAGTAAATTTATATTTTCTTTAGCCTCATCAGTTAAAAAAGGTTCTTCCAAACTTACGATACGATTGTTAATATCGAAAAATTCCTCACCTAATACTCCGTGTTTGGTAACACCTGTTAGTAAATTTGCAATAAGTTTGTTGTGTTTGTCTTGTTGAAAGATTTCCTCACATTTGTTTTTAACTCGTTCAACAGAAATTTGTTGTGTTTTTAGTTCAGGGAAAACTGATAAAAATCTTTTTACTCCCATTCCTCTTATACCGGCAATGTTGTCTGAAGAATCACCACACATCATCTTAACCAATTTAACATTTTCGATTAAAATTTCTTCATGGTTGTATAGAATAGTATCGTTTTTTTTGTAAAGTTTTCCGTGTGAGGGATTGTAAATTTGTGTGGTTTCTGAAACGAGTTGAGTTAAATCTCCGTCTGAAGAATAAATTATTTTATTTTCGTCAGGTGAATTTTGAGTATAGTAAGCGATGTTGTCATCAGTCTCACAATACTCATATTCTCCCTGTCTTACAAATAACTCCTCGAGATATTGTTTTACTCTATCTCTTTGGTAGTTATAGGAATTTAATTCTTCTTCACTTCTAATTCTTTGTCTTCTATTTTCCTTGTAATGGATATAGATTTTCTTTCTGGTTTGTGAACCTTCCAATCCATCCCAAAATACCACTATTTTATCTAAATGATATGTTTCAAATGATTTTCTAAGAGTATTGAGAAAATGATAAATTCCTCCAATATGTGCTCCTTTATGAAAGGCGTTCTTAACACCATAAAAACCAATCGTGAGTAAATTGTCTCCATCAACAAGTAATACCGACATTTAAAATTAATTATAGATCACTCTCTTCTGTTACAACTTCTACGTCCGTAATGTCTGTAACATTAACACCTAACATCTTACTGATGTAATCACCACTTTCTTTTTTGTACTCTTCAAGAGATTTTTTTTCTTCTCCTTCCTCTCGTCCAGCCATAAATCCGTGTGATGTAACCAAGATACGTCCGTCTTCATATCCTAAACCATTGATGTGGTTTTTCATGATAGAGATTTTTGTTCTTGTTGCTATTTTTACTTTTCTCTTATCTTTAGTGATAGAGATTTTAGTCGTTCCTGCACCTTTTTGATTACCAAATAAGAATACGATACTTGAGTTTAACCAAATGGCTTCACCACCTTTTGCTTTAATCTTCGGTTGTCCGAAAGGATTATCAGGTAATTCTACCCAAGGTTGGTTAACAATGATTAATGTGTTCGTATAAGACTTATCTGTTCTTCTTGAACCTGAGATACGTTGGTTGATACCCATTCCAATTTTGTCAGCTAAAACTGATGCATTGTGTTGTTTACCACCTTTACCATCGTAAGTCATTTTACATGGAACCGAACCTACTGAATCCCATAAGATTAATAAATCGTGAGGTAAATCTCCTTTCTCTTGTGCATCTAATAATTCATTGATATAATCTGTGATTTGTTCAATGTACTCAAAATCACTGTTGAAAAGATAATCTCCTCCTTTATCGAATCCCATTAATTCAGCATGGTCCCAACTCCATTTTTGTTCTGTGATAATAAACACGGGAACAATACCTTTCTTTTGAGCATCTACCGCTGACTTTACAAGTGCGGTTGTTTTACCTGTATCACTATGTCCTAACAACATATTGATGTGACCCATTGCGGGGCCAGGTATACCTGTAGCGTCTAAGAAGGCACTACCCAAATCGAAAAAACGGTCTGGTTTATATTCTGCCTCTTTTGAGAATTTCTTCTTAATAGAAGAAAAATCTGTTTTTTTAATTCCTGCCATGTTTTTGTTTTTTAAAGGATGTTCCCGACAACAATGTCGGGAACATCATAAATTAATTAGAATGGTAAATCTCCATCAACATCATCTTCTTCTTGTGGGTCAACCACAGGAGTAGAAGTTTTTGGTGATGCAATTACCTCATCACTTGTAGATGATGAAACGTATCTTTTTTGGTCTGAATCCCAACGTGGGGCTTCACCTCTTGCAACTAACTCTAAGTAGTCTTCACCCTTCTTAGCATATACATCTGACCAAGTTAATTCATCCTCTAACCATGTTTTTGCAACATCTGCATCCGTGTGTAAAACACCTGAATCTTCAGGGATGATTGAATTAATTGTTGTGTATTCCTTACCGTTACCTGATTTAGTTAATGCCAAAGAAAGAATCAAATCACGTCCTGTTTCTGCATTAGTGATATCTCCTTTGTTACGGAAAATTGGGAATACTTTATCCATAATACCATCACCTTTGTGGTTATGTTTAAATCTCCAAAATTTAACTCCGTCATTTTCATGGTCACGGTCAATAACCTTTACAATGTAAAATTTACGAGAACGGTATGTACGTGCTAATTCTTTATCAGAATCAACACCAGTCATCATTAAACCTTCATAAACCTCGTTTAATGGTGAACGCTTACCTTCTTGTTTAGGGTCGAATAATTTAACCCATTTTCCATCCACTTGAACTTCGTGGAAATAAGCCTCTACAAATGGTGAACTACCATCTTTTGTAGGTAAAATACGAATACGTCTTTCTTCACCTTTAGAACCCTTAGGTAATACGGTTGTGAAATACTTCTTCATTCTATCCTCTTGGGATACCTTGTTTGCATTGCCACTTGTGGCGTTGTTCTTGTTTTTCTCGTACTGTGCTAGTACTGCGTCAAATGTAGACATAATTGTTAAAATTTAAGTTTTTAAAACGTTATAGTAAAATATACATAAAAAAACCCAGACTTGGAAATCTGGGTTAAATTATTTTTAAAGTTTTTTTTAAGGTTGAATTACCAAGAAATCACATATCTTGGATAGGTTCCCATAGTGTCATATGTGGTATCCACCGTAAAACCATAAGATTTTAATGTGGTAATCATTTGTGGGTTTACTCTTGCTCCATCCACCGTTATAGAGTATAAACCTTGAGCAGTTGCTCCAGTTACTAAACTATCTATGTAAGATAATGAACTTGTTGCTGTGTTTGATGCAATTCTTGCCGCTGAACCTGATATCATTTAATTTGGTTTTTTTAATAATTTTATTATTCTAATGTTAAAAGATAAGATAATTTATTCAATTCTCCTAAGATTTCGTCACGAATATTTAATAAATCGGTATCTGACGAGTCTAATTGCTCACTCATTTGAACCAACGCATCTCTTACTGTTGAAATCATACCCTTCATATCTAATTCAGATAAGTTACTTAATTGAATTGTTTTTGTTTCCTCATCTAATGTAAATCTACCATATTTTCCCATTGCGGACTCAATAAATGTGTCGATTAAATCACTTAATGAATCATAAAATCCACCAAATGCGTTGTGTCTAGCATAACCTTTGGTTTGCCAATGATTAATCTTCATTTGTGTTTGTAATCCCAATAAAAAGTTTACGTTAGAACTTATATTCATCTTCTTGTTGTTCTGGATTAAATGAGGTTTTTATAGTATCTGTTGGATAATTATCAACTTCATTTTTGGTTAATACATATTCATTTTTACCACTTACTTGCATTTCACCTTGTTTATGTGCGAAAAATTCTTGTGGTTTTTCATTAAACGGATATGAATCCAATGAACGCATTTCAAGTTTCTCAACTCCCGTTTTTGGTTTTGACGCTTCAACTTTAGCACCCAATTCGTCAATTTTAGCCATAACTTGGTCCATTTGAGATAATTTAGATTCTAAATCACTTAATTTGGTAAACACATCATCCATCTTTCCGATAACATCTCCATTTTCGTTTTTACTATCCTCAACATCTTTTTTAAGACTTTTAGTCATATTAACTAAATCTGTAATATCAATCTCTTCTGTTGTATCGGTTTCAGCCGGTACATCAGCAGGTGCAGCTGCAGGGTCAATAGGTGCCGCGGGGTCAATAGGTGGTGCCACTGCATCTAATGCTGGGTCAGCTGGTGGTGCCACCGCATCTAATGCTGGGTCAGCTGGAGGAGCATCTTGCTCCATTATCATCGTTTTACCATATTTGTTAATGGCTTTGTAACGATTTAATTCTTCTTGTAGTTTTTGTTCTAACATGGCTTAATCTTGTAATAATTGTCTTCCGTCGTTTGTAACGTATTTTTTATTTATTCTTTCAACAATTCCGTCTTTTTCTCTGATTGTGTAACATTCTCCCGTTACCATATCACATTCTTCTCTTTCCATTCCGTCATTAGAAACCTTTCTAACTTTTTTTGGATTTAAGAATTGATCTACTGCATTAATTTTATTATTTTCCATAATATTCTTTTATATTGTATAAATATCCCAAATTTGTTAATATTCTTATGTCATTGTGAAATAAACAACATCTCCATCATATAATCCCAATTTGGTCATTAATGATTGTGATAATGCGATTCCATATCCATCGAGATTTGGTCCAACATTTATTGGTCCTGTTATATTATCCTTTGTGATGGGGTTACTTCCATTTGGTGTTATTGTTATTTTTTTATTTGTTTTGGGGTTAAGAAAATGAGTGGTTGCTCCGGCATGTGTTATATTAACTCCTTGTGTTTTATTAACTGTTCCAATAATAATATCCGCAGATGCAACACTCAAATCAAATCTTAATGAATAAAAGTCTTTTTCTTTGTTAATATCCCCCCAAGTTAAATAACTAACATATTCTCCATTATTATTCATCGTCGTACCCTGTATGGTTTTTGATTTTAGTCGAGACAATAAATTCATTTGAATTGCATCTTCAGGTTTATATGTTTTACCTCCCATCCCAACAGCAATTGCTCTAAAGTATTCATTCTTGTTATATGTTACTTTTTGGATGTATTTCTCACCATTATATCCGTTATATCTAACACCAAATACATTGACCCCCGTTTCTTTTGTTAATTGTTCTCCTTTAATTTCTTGTTCCTTACCCCCCATATCAATAGTAAATGTACCTTGGTCAGTACTAATTGATTTTTCATTTTTAGTCGAACCTGTTATGTTTAAACTATCTTGTTTAACTCGAGCAACCGCACTTTTGGTAATTCTATCGAATAACGCCCTATAACTTGCCATGAATGAATCTTTAGGGTCTGGTAATGAAGCATATGGTATTCTTGTACCCTTAAACGAAGTTGTTATGTTGTTGTTATTGATTTTATGTGATACCTCTGTAATCCAATATGAACCTTTGAACATTGGTATGTTTTTCAAATAAAAATACATTGTTGGTTGTATCATTACATTACCTAAACACGTAACATCACAAGTATATGACGCTTGTCTGTATATGTCAAATAATCCAATATCTACTTGGTGTGCTCCCGATCCTGATTCGGACCTACCTAAATTTTCTTGAGCAATAAATGATTCCGTAGTATTTCTTATTGAACTTTGGTCTAAACTAACCCCTTTGAAAATACTTTGGTTTTGGTCTCCAAAATTAACTTCAAACGCAACCACCTTATTTGATTTTGATAAATCAGCATTGCTGAATATATCAGGTATGGTTATGACTAAAGGATTTTTATTTGCATTACCAACATTAAAACTGTCGTCATTAAAATTGTATTTTTTACTAACATCAGCCATTTCCAAATGTTTGGAAGTTGGTCCCGTATATTGTAAAATCATCTTTGGAGACGATTCTTGATAATCTACCTCTAAAAACGTACCAAATAAATTTTGAGCCACCTTTTTAGATGGTGTTAATTTAGATTTGGTTGTTAAATTTGTTCCATAAAAATTTACATATGCTGGTAAACCTCTCATATCAAATCCAGTACCATTTATCAACATACCAATAAGACCGTATAGGTTTTGTTTGTCGTTTTCCGGTTCTTCTAACGGTATTAGTTTTTCTAAACTAAAATACGCTTTATCTCCAATATCTCTATTTGCTTTATCTAAAAATAAAAATTCCTCTAATAACAATCTTTGTCCTATAGAATTACCTGCAATCCATTTATCATTAAATGATTTAAAATAATTATATTGTTCAAGTTTCATGGGACTGTCATTGTACCCATTTAAAATTGTTTGTTGTATTGTTTTTGTTTCACTCTTAAGACCAACAAGTTTAGATATAATAGTATTCAAATATAAATCTTGTCTATTTTGAATTCCGTTATGGAATATAGTGTTATATGAAAGTATGTTACTAATTAGATATTGTTGGAATGCTCCTTTTGTATTTGTACCTCCATTTTTTCTATAACCCGCATAGATGTAAACTAAAGGTCTAAAAATTCTAAAATATTCTTCAGTAAATTCTACATTATTAGTACTGAAAAATTCCACATAATAATTTGTCGGTGTTCCCGTATATGGTTCTGTACCAATTATTAATTTTAAATCCTTTTGATTTGTTGTGTCTCCTGTTTGTACAATATCAAAATTATTATATGAGAAACTTTTTACGCTTCCACTTTCCGCAAATCCATTCCAAGTGTATAAATCAATTTCTTTCGGGTTACCAATAGTTATCTTTATTAAATTAGAATCAGATAAAATATCTTTTGTTATTGTTTTTAAATTTTCTAATTGTTGTTCTCTTAAAGTTTTTATTAACAAATTTGTGTTTGTTGGGTCGCTATCTTTCTTTTTAACCGTTACAATAGATTTTAATAAATTTTGAAAGTTATCCTGTTTTACGGATTTAAATTTTTTGTATGGGGTTTCCTCGATAACTCTTTCAGTTGCAAAGTCTAAAAAGTATTCCTCAAATTTATCTAAAATATCAGGACTAAAAGTTGCAATTAAATCATTAACCTTTTTAAATTTAATAGAACTATCCATCACTAAGTAATCTCCAAAATTAACATCAATGTGATATTCATCATAAGATGGAAACGTTTTACCCGTATAAGTTGTATAAACAGTTTCATCTGTCCACACTATTCTAAATGAATTTTGTCCTTTATTAAAGTTTTTTTCTGAATCTGAACCTGTTGTTAAATCTAAATTTGAAGATGAGTTTGCTCCAACTGATGGTAATAATGTATAGTGTGTATCTGTTGATTTTAATTTAGAATTATCAACAAATGATGTCCAATATCTAAATTCATCTCCGTTTGATACTCTATCAAAATTTATTGTATTACTTGTTGTTCTACCAGTAAAAGAATTAACACCGCTTGGTGCATTAATATCAAAATGACTATAATCATTTATAAATTGGTGGTAAAGAGCGTCGTAGAATGGATGAACTCCTGTATCAAGTACATCACTAACAGTTTCATTACCAATTTCAATTTCGCCAGGAACGTTAAATCCGGGGCAAGTGAAAAATGCTCCTGTATCAATCGAAGATGTTATTCCACTTATAATATCAACATTTTCAGTTAGATACTTTTTATATCTATGATATTGGGAACCCCACTTTAACATTAAATGATATGGAATATAGTGTGAAGAACTTACTTCTTTAAATAACGAAGAAGGTCTTGTACTTGATAATCCAAAGTTAACCATTTCATCTAAATCAACAAATGGTAATGAGTTTAATAAAAGATACGCGGAACCCACATATTTTCCGTATGATGATGTTTTATGTAAATCGTTATATAATTGTTTATGAAAATATGGTGTGTTTAAAATATTAACAGAACTAAATAAACCATCAGAAGTATCTAAATCTAATTTTCTTGCAAAAATATCTGTTGTATAACCATCTTTAATCCAAAACAATGAATTGATTGGTGAACTAATTAACCCTTCTTTAGTGTTTACCTGTAAAATACCTTCAAATTTAAATTCTTGAGGTTCAAATTTTGGTTTTTTAATATAAGACAAGTATTGTTCAGAATTGAATGGGTATATTTTTGTTCTATATGGTTCCGCTAAATATGAAAATAAATTACTATTTAAGTTTTTATAAAGATTCCCTGACTCACCACTTTTTTTAGATGTTGTATATTCTTCTATTTGAAATGGTTTTGCCAATAATTGGTTAACATATTCTACCGTTGGTAATTGGTCTTGTACATATGGATATCTTTCAAATGGTGAAAACGATAAAAGGTATTGTTCCATTTTTTCTTTACTATCTATCGTATTTAAAATATCTATAATATCATAATCTTCTTTTAATAGTTTCTCCAAATTAGAAAAATCAATTAATGCCAATTCTTTTATTGATGCATTATTAAAAGTGTCAATTGCCATCGTATATCTAGACCTTTCATATATTTCATATATAAGAGAAGAAATAGATTTATTTGAATATGGAACATTTGGTGTTAAACTTAATAACGTTGATATATTATTGAAATTTTGTTCTTGTGAATTTTCTTCAAAAATGTAACTAATATTACCAACATTACCTTCTTTTTGTGCTAATGAGTCGAGTCTTTTAGTTGCAACTCCGTGGTAGTTTTCAAGAAAATCTATTTCAGGCCAAAGTGATCTGTTAAAACTTTGTAATTTTTGTTGTAACTCAGGGTCTCCTGGATACGCCAAAACTTTTTGTTTGTTTGGTGTTTGTTTTTTAATTTCAGGCCATGGGTAAATTTGTCCGTCTTTTGACTCATCTTCTAAATTACCTATTATTTTTTTTCTTCTTTCCGCAACTTCAAATGCTCTATTATGAACATCTTTCATTAATCTAATGTAAACATCTGCATTTGCAAGAATAACACCTATAATATTTCTTATTGTAGGTTCAAAACCAATTCCACCCTTTGTTGGGTCTTTAATAACTTCATTAATTTTTTGTTCAACTTTAGCCTCTAACTTGTCTCTTTGTGCAACAAATGATTTTTGTATGTTGAATATGTCCGTTAAAATTGCATTTAAGTTTACAATTATTTTACCTTCGTGAGGTGCAAAACCATTACAGTACTCACCAACTTTTTTAATTTGATTAATAAAAGAAAATGTTTCTTTTTTAAAATCAGCCCCTGTATCGTTAATGTATTTTTGGGCAAATAACTGTGTTTTTAATAGTTCTTTTGGGTATTCTATTAATATTTTTTCTAATGTTCCGGCTTTTTCTGGATTTATTAATTTAGTTGTACTTGTTTTTTCCTGTCCTGAAAGATAACTATATGTAACTCCTGTGACTCCATTTATTTCAAATGTGTTTTTTTCTAAGTTAATTGAACCCCAAGTTCTAACCGCAGTTTCAAAATTCTGTACTGTTTTTTCAAATTCCTTTAAACCTGCAAATATTTTATAATCAACCACTTGGTTGAATATTTCCTTTTCTAATATTTTATCTAAACTTCTTGCAACCGTAATAACTTCTCTTAGTGTTTTCGTTGGGAAGTTTTTAGGTAATAATCCCTTTGCAATATATTCATCATATACCGACCTCAACATTGTATAACCTCTTGAAGATTTTGAAACCTTCTTCTCGTATCTACCCGTTTTTTCGTTAAAAGATGTGTTTGTTTCTTTTTCAATTGCATACATATACGGAGCATTTAATATACCCGTTAATGGTATGTCGTTTAGATATGCATATGTTGAACCAACAAATGTGGTTGAAACTTCAAAATTACCATTTGATTCGTTGTATTTTGTATTAAATTTAACTAAATGTAAACGATATCTAATTGCCTTACCATAATATCCTTTTACTGTTAAGTAAAATATTGGCCAAGGCATGTGAAAAAACGCATTATATGGTGAATTCTCAGGAGACTCAAATAAAGTCTTACCTCTAACATCGATAAAGTTTATGTTAATTTGTGGTATGAAATTTGCACCTTTGATATTGATGTTAATACTGTCAATACCAAAAGATTGTGCGGTTCCATCATAACCTTTATTTTCAACACCTTTATAAATTTGATTACCGTTAGAATCTTTTTCAGTAACAACGTTGTCACTACCATTATATGCCTCGGTCCATGACGTATCGTAATCTCCTGTTTTTGGTTTTAGAATGTTGAGTGTTCCTTTTGCAACAGAGACCAATGTGGTTTTATTACCCGAATCAACTAATGTGGTTCTTGGAATTAAATCAGCCTCTAAATTAACATACATCACCAAGTTTTCTTGTTTAACCCCTCTTTCTTCAACAACGCCATTGTTCACAACGCTGTTTGGGTCGATGTATATTAAATTGTTTTGGTCAACTTTGACTAATATATTTTCACCACTGTTTAACTTATTGTTCGCCATAATATAACTTGTACAATTCTACAGCACTTTTGTAATCTTGTAAAGTGCTAATCAGAGGAAATGGTATTCTAATAAAAGAATTATCAGGTATTTCAAATTCCACACTACCAAGTAATGGATTTGCTTGTAATATAATCCAACCAAATAATGGTGAGTTATAATACTCTTGTGATATTTTATCTAATCTATCTTTACCCCTTTTGTATTGCATATACTTATCACTTCCCTTTATAGGAATTTCAATGCCAGGGACAATTCTAAATTTACCGTCCGCTAAAAAATATTGGTACCTGTCAAAATAGTCCCTACTCATGGTTTATAATAATTTAGTTTATCACCTATTTTATTCTTTGTATTAAATATTTTCTTCAAATCTGTTTTCGCTTCCGTGGTTAACTCCCCCGTTACTACCTCAAATTCAATTTCTTTATCATTTTTCTTAACAGGAAATTTATCTAATTTAAACTTCTTCTCTGTTGGTTTTGTAATAAAATTATCAAATTTCTTTTCTAATTTTGTTTTTATCTTATCTGTAAAGTTTACAGTATCAACGTTATATAAATCTAAAATACTTTTCTTTTCATCTTTAAGTAATACAGATAACATATCATTCATATCTTGTGGTGATAATGCTGAATAATCTAATGTAGTTGTAAAATCTTCTGTAAAATGTTGGAAGTTATTTTTAATATATGTTATAACGCTTGAATAGTTTGAATAAAAACCTTCATTTGTAAATCCCACACTAAAAGTAACTCCACTATAATTTTCCTTTTCTATTTTACCATCTCTTTCGTATTTTGTAATAAAATTAACTTTGTCTAATGCCTCAATCACCTCTTTTCTAACATCTTCTACTTTTTTCATTTCCTTAAAATCACTAATCTTTTGTGTCTTATCTGAAATTAATTTTTTAACATATGGTTTTAATAAGTCATTTGAATTAGATACTAATGATGATGGTAATACGTCTGAAAATCCTAAAACACTAGTTAAATCCGCAGTATTGGAAACATAATTAACTAATGAGTCAGTTAATCTTATTTTTAATTTATTTAAATCAAGAGAAGGTTTATATTCTCCCAATAGTTTTATGTCTTCTGCAGATGTTGTATTGGTATTAACAGTATATCCAGTTATTGTTCTAAAATTTTGTGATAAAAACATTTGACCTATTTTTGGACCAAAGTTCTTTATAACTTCATTATATGCGGTTTGGTATGTATTAAAGTAATTTCCAACACTACTATAAACCATATCAATGGTGTTAGTATATTTCATCTTATTTCCATTTGGGGTTCCGATATATGTTCCCTCAACTGTTTTGTTTGAGTTTGCTGAATCGTTTTTACCTTCTAACGAAAATCCGTTTCTTTTTTGTAATTCTTCTAAAAAATCTTTTGTGAATTTTTCAGCGTCTTTTCCGTCTATTTTAGTTGTTGTAGAAATTGCTCTTTCATCATACATTTCTGTATTTGCAAAAAAGTTTGACGATAATGCATTTTGTAATCTCTCAACAGGTTTTTCTAAACCTTGTCCTCCAATAAATGAAACTTGTAAACTTACATTAGCAATCATTGGTTGTACACCAATTCCTTCTGGATTTAAATCCCAAGTACTATCTTCATATGTAATTCCAACATCTCTAATAATAACTTTAGAATGGTAAAAATCACCAATTCTTAAAACACAAATAGGTGGTGGACCAAATGAAGTATTTCTTGCTCCCACATCTAATGGGTCCGAAACTCCTTTAATTGGGATTGTATCTCCAGGTCTTACACATTGCAATAAGAATGTTAATCTACTATTTAATCCTTCGGGTGTTGTTGAATGGAAACCCGGATGGAAATATCTTAATTTTTCTTTTAATGAGGTAAATGCAACTGGTGAATCTTCTTCTAACTTTTTAAAGTAATGACACTCCGATAATGTTTTCATAATGATTCTCTTCATCACATCTATAGTAGGTTTCCTATTCGGTACAGTCGTTGTACCATCTGGTTCAATTGTTGTTATTGGAACCGGTATATTTGGTACTGTAATTTCCTGTGGTTGTTCAGGTTTCTTCTTATAATCAAATTTAACTCTAGCTTGTCTACAATAAAATGCAATAGGTGATGTATCTTTAAGACCTTGTCTTGTTAATATTTTTTGATTACAATTTAAATTATCTTTACCACCTGTGTTTTTTAAAGTGGTATCTTCACCATTTGTATTAAATTTAAAAATAAACTTACCATCTACGTCATAACCAAAATCCTTAAATGTAAATTCTTTTACAAATTCTCCTGGTTTTTGATTGGTTCCTGTTTTTTCATATGGTTTTAAAACGGTATCGTTAAACCATTTTAGTTCAGGTGTTTTACCATTTGATATTCCTTTGAATATATCTTGAAAAATACTATGTCCTCTTCTAACACCTAAATAAAAATTATATGTACTATCTGCAACTTCTGAAGTTGATGATGAAATTGAAAAAGTAACTTCGCTAACCGTCTTACCTGTAATATCAGATTTTAATGCAGCTAATTTTGTATTGTATTCTGTATACCCACTTGTTAATTCATCAAACCCTGTTGCAATTTTTTGTGCTTCTTTACTAATTGTGGCTCCACTTGTTGCAGAATCAATAGATTCTTTACCAAAAATAACCAATCTATCTTTTTTATGATTTTCGGTTGTTCCTACCACTAATTCACCTAAATCGATAACAGTATTTCCAGTGTATGTTACTTTTTGTTTAACATACTGTTCATATAATTGTGTGTACGTTAAATTTGTTGATCCTTTTGTTGAACCATCTTTTTTAGGATAATCGTTTGCAAAATAAAATCTCTTATCAAATTGTACCGTTGTGTCTTTACCTCCATTTTGTCCTTTATCGGGTTTAGGAAATGTAACTGGTGTTGTGGTATATTTGTATTTTTTAATTTCCTGTGGTGGTTTAGAAGAATTTAAATATAGTTTTATTAGATTAATATCGTCACTATCTAAAGTTGTATATGTTTGTATTAAACTATAAAAATCAATTTCTTCACATCCAGCAAAAAATGCATTAATGTAATTATCCGCCTCTTCATCCGACATTCCTTTGAAGTGTTCTCTAACTAATAAATTTAAAATACTTGGGTGATCAACAACAACTTTAAAAGATATTGTACCACTTCTTGATGTATTTTGATAAGTATAAATTGGTTCCGGTCTTCCTAAAAAAGAGTTCTCCTCCCATCTTGCACTATTCTGTTCGTTCATTTTTAAATCATATGGTGGGAACCACATAACACGACCTCCGTTATTACCCCTTTCACAAGCCGGTAAATCGGTAACTTTAAAACCATCTCTATTAGATGTTTTCCAAGCCAAATTCTCAATTGAGAACATATACTTTTTAGCGTAAAAACCTCCTCCATATGGATACTTGTCAACTATATTTGTTGAACCATCAAAAGATTTATTACCGTTAGACATTGGTGCATAATTTAAATTCCACGGTGTACTTCCTCCTCCCATTACACTACCGTCAAATTTTCTTACATTACCTGTTCTTTTCATGGTATCGGAATAGTGCATATATGACCTATCCTTTGTCCATACTCTACAATATTCAACACCACTTTCTTCACCTGAAAATTTATTTGTGTATTTGATTGCAGAACCTTTTGATATTCTTAAATCACCTTCTCCAAATACTCTACTTGTTTGGTCGATTACATTTCCAACATGTGAAATTGATCCTCCGTCGGATGGCATCGAATTTAAAATTTCCTGTGTAGTTCCTAATATAGAATCTTCTCTAAAATTAAATGCGGTGGATTTTGAATCGTCAAATGTTGATGATTCACTACCCCATTCTTTATTACCTGAACCTAATTTATTTTTAGAATTTTTACTAATCCATGTAAGATTGCCAGTAATTTTACCTCCCTCAGTAATATTCTTACTTCTGTGGAATAATTCAGCAGAAACTTTATCGAACATTAATGAAAGATAATATGGACTTCTAACGGGTCTATCATTAAAATCACCC